CTTCTGCCTCACTTCGTCGGTAGCGGAAGGGCTCGTCTCAGGCTCAATAACTTCACCCGTTTCAGCGTCAAAACTGTCTGTCGTTTCGCCGCGCATTTGGCGCATACTTTCTTGGTCAAGACGGCGTTCATCGGCTTCTGATAGTCCCGGTTTTGGAGCGGGTGGCGGAATAAGCGTGGGGCGTTGCGGAGCCGCTTCTGGACGTGCGTTTGGAATGGTTTCCACTTCTGTTTCGTCCAGCATCCCAAGCCCACAAATTGAAAGCGTTGCCCGACGCTTCGCCTTTGTTTCGGTTTTCATCAGGGCGTTTGCCAAGGCTTCGCCCTTAATCCCGCTGATATTCACCGCTCCCTTGGCGATGTCCGTGCGACCGTCTTTGTTCCTGACCTTTGCCGTGACGATAAACACGCCGTCGCGCTCGCTCTCGGTCATTTCTTCGACGGAAACGCTATGCACGGCGCGTAGCTGATCCGTACATGCCCGGAGCGCGTATAGGGTCAGCTTGTTGTTCAAGGTGATATAGGCGAACGGCTGCGTAAGCGGATTGAGCCCAACGCTTTCACAAACCCGATTGTAGTATTCCACGCGCTGCTCCGATGTCAGCTTTCCGAGATCACCGCCGATAAGAACTTGTTCCAGCGTCATGGCGCGGGATTGATCTTGTTTGACCAGGGCGTTCATCGGATGTCCTTTTCTTGTGTAACTGTGGTGCCGGGAACTGTCTGACCTGCCGCGACGGCGCGCTTTGCTGCGCGGGCGATAGTCTCGATGACCTCGGCATTGGTTTTCAGATAGAGGTAGGCGGCGTCTTGGTCCGTGACCGTAACAACCGTCACCATTTTGATACTCGCGGCCCGACCATATGCGCCACGGATCGTTGTAGCTGGTGCGGTCGCCGACGGGACGGGTGGCAACGGCGGCGGTACGGGCGCGGGCCTTCCGGTCGCTTCGGCCTTCAAGCGGGCTTGCTCGGCCTCGCGCTCCGCTTTGAGCCTAGCCGCCTCTACCGCGGCACGTTCGGCATCCTTGCGTCGTTCATGCGCGGCAAGGGCGGCGCGGATCGTGTCGGCCGCCACCTTGGCGGTGTCGCGAAGTGGAAACCAGCGTTTGTCAACGGCGCGCCCGGCCTCAAGATGCGGCGCCTTTTCCTTGTCGTGCTTCTTGTCCGCGTCACCGGCCAATTCGAGAAGGCGCGACCGCGCAGACTGCGCCTTGCCTGCCGTATCGTCGTCGCGAATGTCTTTGTAGACCTCGGCATTTGCGGCAGCAGCGTCTATCTGCGCCTTGAGTTGCTCGGCCTCGTCCTGCGGCGGATTGTTAGCGCCGATGGTTGACGGCGCCTCCAGCGAAGCGGTGACGTTCATATCTTCGTCCGGCCACGGTTCGCCAGCAACCTTCGCGCGGTAGGCTTCTTCCGTGACGGGATAGCGGCAAACGAATGTCCATATCTCGTTCGCATCGGCTGGCTTGCCGTCAACGAGGCCGACTATCTCACCTTCATGCTCGAAGATTGCGACCGGAACGAACGGGCCGCCGCGAAACATGCGCTTGCGCCAGAAACCGCAGCGCGGATCGCTGTCGTGAACGGGGCCAAAGTTTCCCGCGAGTGCATCGCGCCAATAGGAATATGAATCAGCCGGAGCTTGCGCCGCCTGCGCCTTCATACTGTCGGCGTGGGGATGGGGATTGGGTTGCGGCATGGGGGACCTTCCTATTCGGCAGCGTCTGTTTCCGAGGATTTTTCCAGCAGGTCGGTGACGCGGATGCCCGCCTTGCGTTCGTCATCGGTTAGTTCTGCTTTGTCCAGGTCGCCCCACACGTCGCTCAGGTTGCCCCGCACGCCGCTCAGGTCGCCCCGCACGCCGCTCAGGTTGCCCCACACGTCGCTCAGGTCGCCCCGCACGTCGCTCAGGTCGCCCCGCACGTCGCTCAGGTTGCCCCACACGTCGCTCAGGTCGCCCCGCACGCCGCTCAGGTTGCCCCACACGTCGCTCAGGTTGCCCCACACGCCGCTCAGGTCGCCCCGCACGTCGCTCAGGTTGCCCCACACGCCGCTCAGGTCGCCCCGCACGTCGCTCAGGTTGCCCCGCACGTCGCTCAGGTCGCCCCGCACGTCGCTCAGGTTGCCCCACACGTCGCTCAGGTCGCCCCGCACGTCGCTCAGGTTGCCCCACACGTCGCTCAGGTCGCCCCGCACGCCGCTCAGGTCGCCCCGCACGCCGCTTGGTTTTCCAAACACCTTCTCGCCATTGGCAAAGTAGTATATTTCGCCAGACGGTATACGCTTAAGAACCTTTTTCATTTTAATCACCTATCTGATTTCAGCCCTGCGGTTAGCATCTGTACTGTTATATCGTACACGGCGCAAATTGCAAGCACTGTTTTCAGCGTCGGATTGGCGCTGCGGCCCTGCTCTAAATCCCAGAGGTGCGCCTTGGTTATGCCAATCTTCCGTGCCGCTTTACTGAGACTTATGCCATCGCGCTCACGAAGGGCACTCAGCCTTTCGTCAAGTGGAAGCCTCTTGAACTCACCGTCGCGATATCCTGCAATCATTATTTCTTGCCCGTGGTTTCATGGCATCTTGCGCCAAGCTCATAGGCCCGATTGAGTGCACGGCAATAACGGTCAGCTTCGCCGCGATATAGCGGAAAGGCGCGGCGGCACTCTCCTAGCCGCCCGCTGACCGTGTAGGACGTTCTGACACCCATCGGTTTTGCGTTCACGGCAAAGTAGTCTGACCGAGCGCCCATCGGGTAGCGCTTCTCAATCCTCATCTCAGCCCCCACACGACCGCAGCCATAGCCGCGATGATAAGCAGCGTTAGCGCTATATGGCGCATCCGGCGTCTGCGGACAGATATGGGAGGCTTGGGGACGATGGTCATAGGTGCGTGCTCCTAGATAATTGTTCCAAGCCAAATTAAGCCGGAACTTCCTGCAATGACAAACGCAGGGAGTATCCATGCCCAGACATCCTTGTACTCATTTTTTGGGTCAACTGCATGTCCAATGACGGCGCAAATAAATAAACCGAGCATTGCGCCAACGGTGCCTAAGAAAATATCCTTTGCCATCACACCCTCATGTCATCACCAGCCAAGCGAACCCCGCCGCAAAGCAAAACGCGGCAGTCACAAGCTCGGCAAAAAACGTGCGGGTCATTTCACTCCCCATCGGTTGTATAGATCGAGCACGCATGTTGCGAGAAAGCCGAGTGCAATACAGGCAAGCGCGAGATATGCTAGGTTCGCCCGGCGCTGCTGCCACCAAGTCGGATCGGGCACCGGATCGTAGTCGCCAGTCATCGGATCGCGCTCCTCGCAATCGCATGGCAGGTCATCGCTTCGTGTGCGGGAGAAGATGTTGGGAGGAGAGGTCATGGTTCGCCTCCAAGGGCTTGCAGCGCGGCCAGCATCAAAAGAACGACGCCGCCGATAGCGATTAGAAAGACCATCGCTTTCGTAGCGCATTCGTAGATGTGGTCTCGGCGCTGCTGTTGGAATGTCGGGTCGGATGGCGGGTCGGATTTGTTGGTGAGGGTGGCGTGGGCCTGCTTAATGGCACCCCGCAATTCGTCTACCATATCGCTCGTGGAATTTGGCCAGTGCTTTACTTGGTAATCTGCTGCGGAAGTCAGGCGCGCCAGTGCTTCCTTGAGCGCGTCGTGTTCGGATAGGGCGGCATCAAGATCGCCGCGCATCGCGATGATTTCCGTTTCAAGCGCGCACATCTCCTGCTCTTTGCCATGAAGTGTGCGGAGAAGCGTGCTGCGGTCTTGGTGGGCGCTGACCGACCCTGCAAATTCAGGATGCTCATTTATAAATGCGATGCCTTGGGCGTCCCGCGCCTCAATCTCTGCAATCTCAGCGGCGCCCTTATCGGTTGTCATGGCTTTGCTCCTGCTTACTCTGATGGAGTAAATCTCACGACACGGATGTGGCAGGACTCGCCAGTGCTCCCGAGCGTCTTCCATCGTGTACATGTGCTCGACTAAGGTGCCATCGAATGGTGAGATGTAACTGACAATCACACAGTCTACTTCTCCCTCGCCCTTGTTAGTGGTCATGGCTTCACCTGTCCGCGCGCCAGCGCCAGCGCAGCGTCGATTTGAGCGAGAAGTGCCTTGTCTTTCTCGCCTTTTCTAAAGAAGCCGTTATCGTCGATTTCCACGAAGTAATAGGCTTTCTCAAGCGCCGCCTTCATCGCCTCATGTGCATTCCAAGCCAGCACAGTGAACGCCGCATTGGCAGCCTGCCGCTTCTTCTGTTCGGCGTCGGGCGAAGATGTTACCGCGCAATCCGCAATGAGATTGCCGTCCGCATCGCAGCAGGCTTCGTGAAATTCCCTGTCGAGCATCAAAGGCGCTGGCGTGTGCCCCTCGGCGCGCGCCTCTAGCTCAGTCTTCCCGCTCGCTGCTCTTGCGGCTGCGGAGGATAGTGAATCGTGCATGTTGAGCTTCCTACCTTCCGTCTTCGTTGATGCGTAACTCTGCGCCGAAGGACTTCACCTTATCGGCGAAGTTGTCCTCAAAATGTTCGGCTATCGGCTTCTGGCCGACACCGACGATCACCTGCACTCCGCAGCCGCCACATTCCCACAGATCGCCCATCCAAAGTTTGTACGGCACGCCACCCTTCATGTTCTCGACAAATGGCGTTCCGTTGCGTTTTGGAAAAAAGAACTGCTGGCACTTGGCGCAGATCGGTCTCATGCGTATCTCCCCTATTGCTTGTCTGGCTGGAAAGAAAACTCACGAATCTTTCCCGTCCAAAAGTCTTGAGCCTTCGCCGCCGCTTCGCAATCAGCCTTGGTGCGGCCGTAGGTGACGACGTGCACCATCTCACCATCCCAGCCGATCAACAGGCACTGTTTCAGGCCGTATTGGTGAGCCACGGTTTTAGCGGCGACGACTGGAATTTTTCCTGACACGGTCTTCTCGCTTCGCGTTGCTGGTTTCAGTTGGCTGGTTGTCATGGGGTCACCACACTCGCTTAATGCGTTGCGGGTTCTGCGGCTCGCCGGTTACGGCGTCGCAGTAATCCAGCATGGCGAGAACGCGGATTGTTTCCGCTTTGTCGAGACCGAGCACTTTGCAGGCCCTCACAACTCGCCGCGCATCGGTTGTCGATGGTGTGCGTGAGTGGGCGCTGCATATGATGTCGTTGAGCGCATTGCTCAGCTTGTTCAGATCGTCTTTCATCCCATCACCTTTTCACTTTCCGCTACCGCCCATGCTCCCTTGCTCGCGCGGGCGTCGTCGCTGTCGTCTTGTCCCGGCCTATAGCCAACATCGCAATCGATAGGTGCGTGTTGCATCACGAAGTCAGGAACAGGCGCGCCGCCAATGCTGTTGTCGTTATCTGTTTTCCATCGCTGCCAAGCGAGATGCGCGATATCCTCGGTCACGTCTTTGCGTGGGATGTCGTAGTCGTGGCGGAAGATGCAGGCGACGGACCAGCTATCGGGTAGTTCGGAAACGACCTGAAGCACTTCCTCTTTCGTTTCGATCATCTCATCATACACTTGGAAGAGGCGGATTTGTCCGGGAACACGACACCAAACGATGAAGTAGGTATCGTTTCCGATTGCGTCTTGCGAAAGATCGCTGCGCTTCGTCTCGGCTGGTGTGGCGTCCATATCGGTTCCCGTTCTTTGGTTAGGCGGTCATTGCCTTGAGCGCTTCGCTCTTGCGGCGCTCGGCGACGTGTTGTCGCTCTATTGCCGTCAGTTCCTTCCAGTCACGATATGCTTTCTTAAATGCGTGCGCGTCAGCGGCAGAGAATGTTGTGATTAGTAACGACCCGCGATTGCAGAGAAGGTATGAATTGCAGCGGCCGAAATTACTCGTCTGTAAAGAAATAGACAGGTGCGCATCTTCGCTGCACAGCCAACTTTCGTCGGCGTCGTAATCCCAGAGTGTCGGCCGCTCCCTCAAACATCGACAAATGCCGGCGACAAACGGCGAAACCTTCCCGAAAAAATAGCGTAGAGACATTCCTGTCAGGATTGCGATGCAAGAAAGTATCCCTGCTCCGAACATAATTATCGGTATTACGTGAGCGTCCATCACACCTTCTCCTCCCCATCGCGCGCGGCGGGGGTGGCCTTGGCGAGCGCGGCGTCGATTTGCGCAAGGTGATCGTTGAGCCGCTTGACTGCCGGATCGCTTGTCGCGAATTTTAGCGTCTCAGCCGTAGTGGCGACGTATTCGCGGGCGATTTTCAGCGCTTCCAGCAAATCAGGCGCGGCGGCAAGTTCCTGTTCGGCCCGATGGGCGTTCCGCGCGACCTCAACCAGCGCATCGCCGTCTTCTTCGGTATTGAGCGCGTTCTTGATCGCTCGATATGTATTGCAGGCAAGCCGCGCAAAATCAGCATCGCGACGGTCTGCGAAAACGGCAACCGGAAAGCCGGTATGCGCGCAAAAGATGTTGCGCGGGTTTTCATCTTTCGGAAGCCACGGCGGTTGTGAAATTGGATCGCTCATGCTTTCTCCGTTGCGGATGGGGTGGGGGCGATCTTTGCCTTGTGCCGCGCAAGGCCGGGGTGGCCCTCCACTGTCGCGATCAGATAGAGATAATCATCGCGAAATTCGGGTGAATTCTTGTGCTCCGCCACAACACGTTCGCGCAATTCATCCGTCGTCAATCCGTGCTGGCATCCAATCCACCAGCGAAGGCCGTGCTTGGCCGAATGGACGGCTGTCGCCCACGCATTTCGTGAACCCTGGGGGCCAGCGACGAATAGCCAATCTTCTTGTTCGATGGACGCGCGGTAGCCGATGGACGCGCCGTCGCCGATGAACGCGCGGGGGCCGATGGACGCGCCGTCGCCGATGGACGCGCGGTAGCCGATGGACGCGCCGTCGCCGATGAACGCGCGGGGGCCGATGGACGCGCGGGGGCCGATGGACGCGCCGTCGCCGATGAACGCGCGGGGGCCGATGGACGCGCCGTCGCCGATGGACGCGCGGTAGCCGATGGACGCGCCGTCGCCGATGGACGCGCCGTCGCCGATGGACGCGCCGTCGCCGATGGACGCGCGGTAGCCGATGGACGCGCGGTAGCCGATGGACGCGCCGTCGCCGATGAACGCGCGGGGGCCGATGGACGCGCCAGTCATCACCTCAATACTTGCGTGAAGTGTCTGGCCGGCGAATACCGTCGCGGATAATGCAACTATCGCGCCTTCCGATCCGTCCGGATTTTTCCACCGCCTGCATTCGACTTCCGGCAACCATGAGCGGAACCGGTGCATGAAGGTCTTCGGCTGATCGGCTGCGTTATCCATCTCGTTCCTCCCTCCCGGCTGATTACCGGGCGTGTGTTAGGCGGTGACTATTTTGAATCCATGTATTTGAACGATGCCTGTAGGTAGTCCTCGATCCGCCCCATGAAATGTGCATCAAATGACCACATGACGCTGTTCACAACGTCCCACCAGAAGTTAGTCTTTGTGTGCCGAAATCGGCTTGAAGGGTCAAAGTCAGACCATTCCTTCAATCGGATTTGATTGCCGCGCATCTCCAGAAGATAATCGGCGTATTGCGCGCGATCGTTATTCGACGTGAAGATGTGCAATGCTTTAAGAGGAGCACCATTTTCGAGGATGGTGGGCACATCCCCAATCCGCCGTGTGCCTTTCTGTAGCGCGCGTAGTAATTGCGGTAGTGCTCCAAATTCAAATTCTGCGGAACCCATATAGTCGAGATGAACCGCCTCCGAGAGCCGCGCATCCGCCGCCGCATAGGGCATCTGGATTGTTCCGCGCTGTATTAGATAGGGCGTATACATTCGACTCTCCCTCGTATCCGTTGTGCTGGGTGTGGCTAGACGGTGTGCGTTTCAAAATACGGAACGCCGCCCGGCAAAACATTTGCCATGTCCTTCATCACCCATGACGCGGAGCCAGCGCCGATGCCGAGACATACGAGCGCTTCAACGTCACGTTGTTCGCCCCATTGCTGACCGTCGCGATCCATGCAGCCGTTGAGAAACGACCAACCGCCGCCGCCGTTGAGTTTGAAATTGTCCGGAAGTTCTGCGAGTAGCGAATCGATTGCGGGTTTTTCGGCGGCGACGCGGGCCGGATGAAATCCGAATTTCCGAACTAAGCCATCAACGATGACCGCACCGTCTGGCACACCGCCGCCCGCTGCCGCAAGCTCGGCGTCCGTAAACAAGACGCGCTTCATAACAGCAGTAACCGCATCCGCTGATAGTTTTGCCATTCCGTCTCTCCCGTTGCCGATCAATTCGATATGGATATAGGCATGGGTCGGTAAGCAAGTCAACAGGTAATCGCTCTTGACATCGAAATAGTTGTCATGCTAGGCAGTCCGCCATGAAAAAGACACCCCCCCCTCCAAAACGCCCAAGGCCGCAATATAGTGCGAAGATTAAGGCTATGGGGGCAGATTCATACATCTTTCTTTCCGGCGCTCCTGCGGCCAGCATCAAATCAATAGCATGGCGGCTTGGGGACAAAATGAAGCGCAAGTATCTTACCCAGAAGGCAGAAGAGAAGCTAGATGGCGTCCATGTGTGGAGGACTGCATGACCGGCCCACTCGCCCCATTCGCAGCGATCCTGGCCTGCATCTTCGGCCCCGCGCTGATCGTCCGCGCCTTCAAGACGCGCAACAGGTGGGGGCGGCAATGAAAAAACTGTCGCCACGGCGTCGCGATATTCTGGATTTTATCCAGACCTATAGGCACGCGTACGGCAAAGGCCCGAAGCTCGAAGAAATCGCGGAAGGTGTCGGCTACAATGACGCCGCGTCTGCCGGTCACGCGCTGCGAAATCTTGAGCGGGACGGCTACATCGAAAGAGTTCCCTACCAGCCGCGCGGAATTGTGCTCGGAAGCCAATGCGCCAGCGAACGCGATGTTATTGCGAAACTTCATCTCACGATGATTGCGGCTCTCGATGCGCCGCTTCCTGACGCTCTTGACGGCAAATGCTTCACCAATATCCGGCCTCCACGGCGTTGGCCGGGTAGCGCCGTCGCGGATGGCTCCCCACTTTCCCCCTCGGCCGCGTACCGCGACGGCTGCAATTCGGGGGCGCCAATATGAACGCGCTCCAACATCTTCCAGTAGCTTGCCAAAGCACTGGAGCGGGAGGCGTGGCGGCTCACTGTGCCATCGCCACACGTCGTCGCAACCCCGTTGTGTCTCTCGCGATAATTCAGAATTCCGGACGCTCGCCAAGGCTGTTCGGAACGCACGGTGCGGGGGCGGTTCAAGACCCCGCAGTACCCCCAGCCGTTTCCGCACCGTGTCGCTATTCAGTGTACGAACGATCATGCAGGTGAGCGTCAGCGCGGGCGTTTCGGTTTGTCAAAAGAAATCTGCCGGTAATCTTAATTTTTAACCAGGGGCCATAGAACATGGAACGTAAAGACGACAACCCCATTCGCGCGTTAGAACCGTACATGGGGAGCGCGCCCGTCGCGCCCGCTCACGGGATTGCAGCCATCGCCCTCACAATGGCGATGAAGTACCACGAGATAAATACGATCCAGGACGGCGCGCTCTACCAGCAATACAAGCTGGAGGGTCGCAACATGCTCGAACTTCATCTGGATATTGTCTTTGAAACCGCCATCAAGATCGAACGGCACCTACTGGCGTCCTCAGATCGTATCGCCAAAGTGATCTGTGACGCCTTGGGGGTGACTGTTGAGGATGAACCGGATGCTGCTGAAAATGCCGGCCTGACGGCGCATCTGCAAGAGGAATAGGGGAGAGAAGCAAATGGATTTTATCCAATCGGTGTTAGACGGACTCTTTACTTTGGCCTTGTTCATCGGCGTGGTGTATTTCGTGTACACCTCGCTGTTCAGTCTCAACTGAGAAGGCGAGAGCGAATGAACGGCGACTACGTCCAGACCGACGCACGAAAGGCGCGCATCTCCAGCCTTCGTCTTTGCGCTCGCTATCTCCGCAGGAAGTATCACCGGGCTTTAGAAATCCACGGTGAACGCAAATGGGCGCGAGACGTTCCGCACACCATCGATGCGATTGTTGCGACCTGGGATGACCAGTTCGCATTCGAGGCCGCTAAGAATGCGGCGGTGCGCTCTATCTACAACGGACGCGCACGCGGATCGCGGGCATATCTCGGCGGAACACTCAAACTCATGCCGCTCAAAACGGATGAAGTATCGGAAGTCTGCCGCCAAACGGTTAAGGCCGTCGCAGAGATTCTTTCGCGTCCCGCCAACGTCGAGCCGATCAGGAAAAGCAGAGGGCGCGGATGAGAAACTACCCCCGCCACAAAGCAATCGATGAGGGTTTGACCGATCCGCAAAGAGCGCGGGTCGTCCGGGCGTTTCGATCCGGCTTGTCGAAGAAAGAAATCAAGGAGGTGTGGGGCATAGGCGACGCCACGCTCAATCGCGCGCTGGACGAAGCGACCTATCAGAAACCGAATGGCGCAAATCCATGATCGCCTCTGCTCAAGCCGACCTATTCCAACGGACACCGCCGCCTTCAATCCCGCACGCGCCATTTGTCCGCAGCAGCGATACATCGCGCGCCGCTGCAAGATTCATTGAGCCGAGGCTGGGGCGACTGGAAAAGGTCGTCTATGACTACATCAAGGCGCAACCGGATGGCGCAACTTGCGAAGATGTTGAAAAGGCCACCGGCATGAAACATCAAACGGCAAGCGCCAGAATAAGTGGTATCGGCGACGGCTCCAAGAAGCATCCAGAAAAATATCCCGGTAAAAAGCTCATCTACGACACAGGCCAGACGCGGCAAACCGATAGCGGTATTCCCGCGTCAGTCTGGAAAGCGAAAACGACGGGCGAGAACGCCGCCGAATAATTTCATGCTTACGGATACGCCATGCTTTGCCTTCATCTTCCGACTCCGCCGTCAGCGAACCATCTGTTTGCAAACGTGCCCGGTCGCGGTCGCGTTCCGTCCAGAGAATGCGTCGCATGGAAGAAGGCTGCTGGATTCGCGCTGATAGCGCAGCGCCCGATTGCAGTTCATGGCCCCGTCGAGATCGCTTTGGTAGTCGAAGAAAACGCGCGGCGTGATTTGTCGAACCATCTTAAATGCGTCGAAGATTTGTTAGTCACGCACAACGTAATCGACGGAGACCGCTGCAAGATCGTCCGCAAGATTACGATGGAATGGGGTGAAGTCGAAGGCGTGCAGATAGTCGTAAAGCCGTCGAGTTCATTCGGTGTCACATACGGAAATTCGCCGCGCACGCCGCTGTCAGCGAGGGTGGAGGCATGACACAGAACACATCGCACGCGGTTATGGCACAGCGGCACGAACCGGACGATAGTTTGGATGACTTTCCCACGATGCCGTGGGGCACTCGCGCTCTTTGCAACCTTTTGGAAGCCAACTATGGTTGCCTCGACAAACTCTCGGCGTGGGAGCCTGCCTGCAATCGCGGCTACATGAGCCGCCCTCTCGCTGAGTATTTTCATACGGTCCATGCAAGCGATATTTTCGACTACGAAATTGACGCATGGATTGCTGACTTTCTGTATCCGACCTCATTTCCAAACGGGCGGTTTGACGCGCCCGATTGGATTATTACAAATCCACCCTTCCGACTTGCCGAACAATTTATTCAAAGGGCGTGTGAGATTTCGGCGCGGGGCGTTGCCATGCTCACGCGCACATCGTTCCTGGAGTCGTCTGGGCGTTACAATAATCTGTTCAAGCCCAATCCGCCGTCGATTGTCGCGCAGTTTGTAGAGCGGCTTCCTATGGTGAAGGGGCGCATGGATAGAAAGGCGTCAACGGCTACGTCATATTGCTGGCTTATCTGGGCGGACGGTCACGATAGCACTCAGTTCCAGTGGATTCCACCGTGCCGAGCAAAGCTAGAGCGCGACAGCGATTACGAGGTGGCCGCATGACCGACCGTTCCCGCCCCGATATTTCTCCCGACGAACGCCCAGCCCGGACGAAGCACATTGACCAGAAAATACCCGGCGCAGTCACTGGCCTGAAAGCCTCTCTTCATTGCCATGTTGATTATATTGGCGATGGTCCCGGCCAGAGAATCGTTACAGGCATTCGTTTTTCCGAGCGCAAGAAGGACGGATCGTCTCTTGAGCGCGTTTTAACCGCGCTAGGCGATACACTCACCGCAATCTTCCGCGAGGAAATCAACGCGCCGGAACCTACCGAGCCGGAAGGGCTGCACATCGTAACCGCTGACCGGCCCCATATCGTGGAGGGCGGAGCGGGATGACTTGGCGCACTGAAATCATCGGTGACGCGACGCTTCATTTGGGCGATTGCAGGGAAATTGTCCCGTCGCTCGGCCCGTGCGACATGATCTTTACCGATCCGCCGTACGGGCACAACAACAACGACGGCGACTTAATTCACCGCTGGGAAGCCGCCCTCGGTCGCCTTCCCTGCGGTGAGGATTCACCGCTGGGCAGACCGATTGCAAACGATGGTGCTGAGAATGCCGCCGAACTAGCGCAATGGCTTTTCGAAATTGCGCCGAAGATGCTTAGAGCGGGAGGCTGCTGCTGCTGCTGCTGCTGCGGCGGTCCTGACCCTCAATTCGCGCGCTGGTCTCTCCTGATGGATGGGCCGCTCGATTTCAAGCAAATGGTCGTTTGGGACAAAGGCCCAATCGGGATGGGCTGGCACTACCGCCGCTCTTACGAGACGGTTCTTGTCGGTCAAAAGCGTGGCGCGGCGTGCAAATGGTACGACAACACGGACAAGGTTGAGAACATCATCAGACCTGGGTTTCTAGGCATCCGAAAGATCATTCCGCAAGCCGACGACCACCCAACTCCAAAGCCGCCGGAATTAGCGCGGCATTTCATCCGTCTACATAGCCAGCCCGGCGACATTGTCTGCGACCCATTCCTGGGTGGAGGCTCAACGGGCATCGCCGCCATTCAAGAACACCGTCGCTTTGTCGGAATTGAGATTGAGCCAAAATGGTTTGACCTAGCCTGCGAGCACATCTCTGCGGCGCTGAATAGTCGCGAATCGGAGCCTGACTTTTTTACCGAAAAGGTGCGCCCAGCAAAGCAAGAGGCGCTCGAACTATGACCGGAGCATCGTTTCAACCTCAACTAACGCCTGTGCAGGTAAAAATCCTGCGTTGGTGCAAGGGTGTGGGCGCTCCCGTCTCCGTAGGCGATGTTCCTTACTGGGTAACGCTTTCGACGCTTCGGATTCTGGCCCGGCGTGGCCTACTCCAAATCACCGTAGCGCCCTCGCAATACGGCATAGAGGCGGTTCAAGAAGTGGACCGGCGAGAGATCGCGTCGGCCCATCATGCCGACCAGCGGGCACGGCTAGGCCACACCGAAGCCTCCCGCGCCGTTGGGATGGCTGTGGAGGGGTTGGGGTAATGAACGCCGCGACGCCCGCACTCTACCCAAAACTTCCTTTCGAGGTCGAGGCAGAGCAGTCGTGCCTTGGTGGTTGTCTGATTTCCCCAGCCAAAATTCCACAGGTAATTGCAGCATGTTCGGCTGAAGATTTCTATGAGCCGCTCCATCGCCGAATTGCGTCGGCCATCTTCGCCCTAGACAAAGAGCGTCGGCCGGTGACGCCACTGACGGTTAAGACAGCGCTCGGTGACGACGCCGGTTTGGCCGAGGTCGGTGGGCACGGCTATCTGGCGAACATGGCCTCGGCCGCCGCCGATGATCCGGTCAATGCCGCGAGGCTGGTTTCCGATGTCGCGGCGCGCCGGGCGGCGATGATGGCAATTTGGGATGCTCAAGAGATTCTTTCCCGTGGCGAGAAGTCCATCACCGACATTCTAAAGCCGGTAATTGCCGCGGCGGATCGGGCTGCGGAGCGGGATTCGGCGCGCGCCGGTTCAGAAAGCGCCGGGGACGCCGCCTACGCCCTGTTGCGCTCCCTGGAACAGCCGGACGAAGCGCCAGGCGTGCCGACCGGGCTTAACGCCTTGGACGAAATGTTGGGTGGCCTCTCGCCGGGCAATCTCTACGTCCTCGCCGGCCGTCCTGGGGCAGGAAAGTCGGCGGTAGCCTGTTCGATGGCTCGGTATGCGGCCCAGGCGGGCGCGCACGCCGAATACTATTCCCTCGAAATGCCGCGTCGTCAGCTTTCGGCCCGGATGGTTTGCGATCTGGATTATGACCGGCGTGAGAGTGGGGCATACCCGCTTCAGTATTCCAAGCTCTTACGCCGGAAATTCACGCCCTATGAAACAACCAGGGCGATGGAAGCGCAGGGGGTGTTGCGCGACCTGCCGATCACTATTCACGACCGCGACAGCATGACGATGGCGGATATTGCCGGGCTATCCCGCGCCCGCGCGACGAAGCTCAAAGGCCCCGGCGTCGTCATAATCGACCACCTACATTTTCTTCGCCCTGACGACCGCTACAGGGGCAACCAGACGCAGGAACTTGGCGAGTGTGCGAAGGCCGCCAAGCGATTGGCCCGCGCCCTAGGGTGGCCCGTATTGCTCCTAGCGCAGCTTAATCGCCAGGTGGAATCCCGCCCTGAAAAAGAGCGCATGCCGACACTCGCGGACCTACGCCAATCCGGCGAGATAGAGGAAGCCGCCGATGTCGTCATGTTCCTTCACCGGCCAGCCTACTACGTCGAACGCAGGCGCCCGCGGAACGGCTCCAGTGACCCCGAATGGGGCCAGTGGCTTACCGACATGGACCCCGTCCGGCACCGGCTAGACATCGACATCGCCAAGCACCGAAACGGCGAGACCGGGCTGGTTCAGGCTCACGTCGAGATCGGTTCAAATTCTATCCGAGACCAAGAAACTAGGCTTTCAGAATGACCAAAAAGCCAGACGACTGGATGCCTTTGCGGATCGGCCTTTATCTTGCCGATACAACGCACCTAACCCGCGACCAGCACGGCGCATACCTCTTGTTGCTCATGGCGTACTGGCGTCGCGGCGGTCCACTGCCGGCCGATGATGCCAGGCTTGCAGCCACCACAAAGGCGACTCCTGCCGAATGGAGGAAATTGAAGCCCGTTCTGGCCGAGTTTTTTAACGAAAGGGATGGATTCTGGCACCAAAAGCGTGCCGACAAGGAACTCAATGTAGCCTCTTCCATAATCGAAGCACGGACGGAGGCTGGTCGCGCCGGAGGAATAGCAGCGAGGGGGAAAAGTGGGCGAAAACCTAATGACAAAACAATAGCAAATGAATTGCAAAATAATACACCACTACCTCTACCTTTACCTAAAGAAGTAACAACAAAGGGGGATTTGAACGAAACGAAGATTGACAATGCCGTCAGCCGAGTCTGCGAAGCCCTCGGTGTGAAACTCACCGACGACACAAAGCGTCTGAATTGGCCCGGCCAGATTTACGAGATGATTTCCAGTGGGCTTGTTCTGGAAGTGGATATTTTGCCGTCATGCGTCGAGGCCAAAAAACGTAGCATCGTCAATCTTCAATGGGTGAGAAAACGGGCCGAATCTGAAAAATCGAAGCGCTCTGTCGCTGCGAGCGCACCTATCCCATTCGAGAACTGCTGCGATCTGGAATGGGGAGAGCGGATAAAATTCTACTACGCACACCCCGAACTTGAAACCACGCCTTGGCGTTGGCCGGAAAAGTGGGGGCCGATATTCACTAATCCGGCAACCAAAGTTCCGCCAAATGTTCTTGCTGAGTTCAAAACTATGACGAACGGAGGCGGCGATGACGCCCGCTGAATGCATCGCAAAAAAAGCGTGCGCAATACATCCGAGTCGTTCCGGTGCCGGCCGTGCCGCCAAAGTCTCGCGGCGAAGAATACGCCGAATACCTGAAATCGCCCGAATGGAAGGCGCTGGACGCCCGCGCCATGCTCGCCGGCCTAGCGCAGAAGTTTTCAACGCGGGGAGCGGGATGATGGCTGATGTAATAAAATTCAAACTACGTGAGCCGCCTAAGCCAGTGGCTGGTCTGGAATTGCCGCCACCTCTCGTAAAAGGGGCGATCTTTGCTTTGACGATTCCCGTGACAGATTTACCCACGTCCTCGCGCGCGGAACATTCGAGAGAAGGGTTGGCCCCCGCTGCCACTCGATGCGGATGGAGATTATCACACACCGGAGAAGCGCGAATGACCCCACCACATAAGCCGATGAAGCCGACGAAACGACATGCAACATCGCAAGTATCAGAAATAACGGTAATCGAGTATTGCTCGGAAAATCGTCGTCACCCAGGGACGTTTAACAAGCCGCACATCGCTATCAAATGGCAGGAAAATGGCAACCAATTTGGAGTCGAGATTTTTAGGAAAGACAAACGCTTTAACTATTGGCATTGGAAAGCGCTTCCGCCCAAGCGCAGAAAGGCGAAACGGAAATGAGCGAACTGACACATGCTACTGGCGTTCCTATCAAAAAAGTTGGTCCACAACTTTCTCCCAAATGGCGATGGGATGTCTTTGGAGCGTCCGCTTCTGAAATTGCGGAAGATACGGCGTTGATGACGGTGCGCCTCCCGTGGGACGTACCGTTATGGCGACGTATCCTCTCGCGCATTTTTCTTGGATCACGCTGGACACGCATAACAGAAATTGCTCCCCATGTCTGATCCAAAAACACCTGAGATTCTACAGCGCGCCATTCGTGCCGGCTGTACGGCGGCGGATGTTCACCTGGGCTGCTCATGGCCGGAATGTAACTGCACACAGATGCCGACAGCGATACAGGCGGCGATAGAGGAGTTAGAAAAGCTGAGAGGAAAGCATGTTGAGCCGCGATGAACTGATCCTTCGCTATCGCGCACACGGTGCGGTACGTCGAGCCGTCAAGCGCGGCCAATTAAAGCGTCCAGCAGCATGCGAACGATGTGGTGTTGTTCCAATACCTTCCTCAGATGGCCGCGCGGTAATCCACGCTCACCACTATTTGGGATATGACCACCCTCTCTGTGTTCAATGGTTATGTCCTAACTGTCATATTATTTTTGATCCAAGAGTAACCGGACCTAAGCACGGGTCATCGATCCTCAATGAGTCTGCGGTCCGGGCAATACGGGGAATTAAAGGGAAAACAGATATGCTCGCCGCCCAATTTGGCGTGCATAGAACTACGATACAGCGGGTGCGTCGTATGGAGACTTGGCGCGCAACCGCGCCGCTCTTAGGAGGAAGTAACCCACGATGAGAAACTGGCGACTGGCTAATTCAGAACAAAGGCAAAAACATCAGGCGCGCGTGGTCTCCAACGCTGCCGTTAGGGCAGGAACTCTAAAGCCGCAACCCTGTATTTTTTGCGGCAATCCAGACGCAGAAAAACACCATCCAGATTACTCGCAGAGGCTATTCGTGATGTGGCTTTGCCGCGAATGCCATCGCATACATCACGGCGCGATCAAAGAGCGTGAGCGCAACGCGCGCATTGCAGAATATAATAACTATTTCAGGCGCATGGCGGGAGCAAAAGCGTAATGGGCAAGCGCTGGTACGTCCTGCATAGTGCGTCGCATCACGAGCACATTGCAGCAACAAACGCGGCCGCACTCGGGTTTCCGGTGTTTGTGCCGATCTACACGACGTATAAGCGCGTCGGTCGCAAGGAGATTCCAGACAAAAACAGCCCGCTATTTCCCGGCTATATCTTCGTGATTTTCGATACAAGGAAGGACCGGCTGCGATATCCGGCCCTCAACCACATACACGGCGCGGTCAGGGTCAAACACGGACTGTCCAGTGCCATCCTATGCGACTGCCAGAATGAGCCTGTAGCGGTTCCGTATCGCGTCATGCGGGCACTTAGGAATCGGGATAAGGCCGCGCGTCAAGCCAAGCCGCGGACATTCCATTCTCCGTTCAAGGTGGGTCAGCGCGTTAAGGTGGTGGACGGCCCATTCACCAGCTTCGAGGCCGTGATCGAAAGCACGTCGTCTAACGCTCGCGTCAAGGCGCTGCTTGAAATTTTCGGCCGGAAGACACCAACGGAGTTTGATGTTGGCGATCTGTGTGCCGCATGTTGATCGCGCAACAATATGTTGACACGTCAGTAGGATTGTATTATCCCTTTGCATCCAGAAGCGGTTCGCGTCGTTCCTCTGGACCGGCCGCCGCGCAGGGCGCTGAACGCAAAGCCTCAAAAAATCGCAGTAAAGCAAGCAATATCAAGCGCTTGACTATTTGTGCCACGACCGAATCTGAACAACCTCCACACAACGCCTTGGCGGCGGGTTCATGGATAGGAAGTTAGCCGACGCATGGTGCGGCTGTTCGGTCGATCACCGGCCTTCCGAAGATCGGTTCTAGAACGACCTCCGTGAATCCACCGCTGCGACGTTGGTACCGACGCGCAGCTTTTACGAGACGAGGCCCGTCACCCCAACAACAGGCACGGACTATGGCCGTCAGAGCAATCGCCCAGCGGGTGGAAGGCCCGCACTGAGATTCAATGCTCGCCGGACTTAGCCGCTAATCGGCTCCCGTCGAGTTTATTGTGACGGTGCAGCTAGCGAGTGTCGTCAATTCGGGGGCGGCGGTCGGATAAACGACTGCCGCTTCCCAGAATCCCCCATAGCCTGTCCCGCCCCGCGCTCGGCGCTCCAAACACAGCAATGCTGAAGAACACGCGAGCCAACGGCGGCGGGCAGGCTCCCACCATACGAGGATAACATGATTGGATGTGGAACAGCCAACATTGAGACTGATCCTGGGCTTTGATGCCCCACGCCAGATATTCAGAGCGATCAGACGCGATCCGGCTGCGCAGTTATCGCGTGACGCGGGATTGCCCGATGAACTCGCCGGTAAGAGCGATGGCGGCGAAGGCTGAGAAATTGCGGCTCGCACCTTGGCGCTGCCCGTCATGCGGGCGGACGCACCCCGGCATGCAATTGGTCTGCGATAGGCGGCACTGAGTTCGCGGGGCTGGGCCATTGGCCGGTCGTCGGCCTACTTCATGAATGATCGCGGCAAAACAGTTTCAGATTACGTTCTGAGCACTGAAGAATATCCGCACGGCTTGGCGTCAAGCAAAGTCACCTAACCCATCCGCCCGCAAATCGGAGTAGACATGTGCAACGCTCTTTTGGGCTTCATATATTTCTATAGAGGTCGTAAATGAAGTTCTTCAAACTACTCATGCTCTCCACGTCGGCTTTTTTCTTACTTGCTGGCGGGGCAGTCGCAGCATCATACTCAACCGTCAGGGCCACACCGACAGCAATTGGTTGCAGCTCGGACGCAGGTTGTGCGTCCATCGCTAATGTGCAGATAAGCGCTGTTACCTACGGGGGGGTTGTTGGGTCAGCAGTTTATACTTGGCAAGCGGCGGATTGTGGAACGATCGATGGCGTCTACTGGGTTCGTCCGACTGGAACGCCGACCCTGACCGGGTGCTTCAAGATGAACGGGTTTGGGATTGGCGGAACGGCGGCAGGTCCTGACTTTGGAACACCGGCGGCGCTCACTCTCACAAATGCAACAGGACTCCCGCTCACAACAGGCGTGACAGGCGTGCTGCCTTCAGCAAACGGAGGGCTGGTTGGGGCATCTATTTTGTCTTACGGTGCCTCAACGGCATCTGCGGATAACGGCCCGGCAATCAATGCGGCTATTGCGGCGGTATATGCTGGAACCGTTTCCGGCCCTGTGATTATCCCCGATGGAGTGTGGAAGGCTACAACACAAATTGATAATCCACACATTGTAGATGTAATATCGCAAGGTTGTATCAGATGGGATGGTAGCGGGTCATCTGCTATTCGTATAGGATTGTACTCTACAGTAAATCCCGTCACGCCAAGCGCTATAACCAAAAGTACGTATTGCGTTACGCGAGGGTCGGTGAATTACGCTGACGCTTACGCAGGAATTGAGATTGTTAATGTTGCTTTTGGCATGTTTACATTAAAATCTGAATATTTCTACTCTGGTGTTGACCTTGTTGGTAGTGGAACCGGCCTCTATGCTGGCACAGAATACAATCATATTTGGTTCAGTGGGCTTTATGGAAACCTCAAAAACGTGCGGATACGCACAGCCGTTGGCACCGATACTAGGGGCTATGTTAATGAAAACTGGCTTTACGGCGCCAATGCAGGGCATAACACAAGCTATGCTGACGCGGTGGCGTCTGCTGTTACGTTTGAACTTAACGGCATAGCCAGCGTAAATAGTAACAAGTGGTTTTCTGGCCCCATAGGAGAACAGGCAACGTCCACAGGGGGTGTAGCGTTGTTCGAGTTCTCTGGCGCGGCCACTGGGACGGCTGTTGTTAACAATGAGTTCTATGGCATACGTGTTGATACTTCGGCTACAATGACAGGGTTTCTCCTAAACGGTTCATATAGTGTACACAATAATAAGTTTCATTTTGCGTATGCTGAGAATACTGCTTTAACTTGGGTTGCTGGAAGCAACGCAGCCGCAATCACAAAATTTTCTCTTAATGAAATCGAAAGAATAGGCTATCCATCATTGACGAAGGCAGCTGCGGTCTCCAGTTTTGACCGCACTATGTTGGTTGCGCGGACTTCGGGGGGAAACCCGATTGTGCAGGCCCCACCGAACGGGTTGTTCAAAAGAACATATGGCGACTATGGGTATCAGATGGAGGCCGTTGCTACTTCATCTGCTACGTTGCCAACCACAAGCAGTGTTTCAATCAACGATAGCTCAGCGCTTGGGGTATTAGTCGATGTACGGAACCAACCATATACATACTTAAGAAAACTTACTGCGTGGTTGCCGGGAACAGCTACGGGTGGACGCTGGATTGTAGAGGCTTTTTCAACTGATGGCTCGACTATTGTCACATCAACAGACGACATACAATTTTCTCCGAGCCTATCACTAACAGCATCCAACTATTTTTTGGCTACAGTTGATAGTGTGCTTCCCTTGCAGGTTTCCTGGGGCAGCAATGTTGGTTTCTTATTTATAGGTCGGAGGACTGGCACTGCTGCGTCTGTGTTTAACGAATTAAAAATACTTGCACCTGTTGGATCGGGGGTGGCACCGCTAAGGGATGCAAGTTTGATCACCGCAGAAGGCATATCCGGTAACGTTTTGCTCACAGGTACAAACCCAACTGTAATTACAAGCGCGCCAACGTCCGTTGAACCCCTTGGCACTTTTGTCAAACCCCGTACGGCAGCGCTAATTGCTGCCGATAAATCGTTATGTTGGATTTCAACTGGCGCCGCTTTTGTTGCATGTCCTACCCCAACTATACCCGTCTCGGCTGTAGCAACCAAATTTTTGACCGCGTACACTGCTGGGGTAGGGTTTACGGCAGCGCAGCCAACTCAGGCTGATATTGCCGTTGGTGCTGTCGCGGCGACAACTATCGCTGCAAGCGGGTCAACAACTTATAGCGTTGCTGGTGTCGGCCCAATTTTGAAACAAGGAGCAAATGGTCGCGTAGGAATTTTTACCTGTAATGGCGCAACTCCCGTTACAGTGAGCAACACGAGCGTTGCAGCGGACGATGTAATTGTATCCGGACTGCATTCTGTTGGCGGGACAGTGGGGGCGTCTCCAGCGGTGCAGACGAAGACTGCTTCTACAGGGTTCACCGTGGCTTGTACAGCAGGCGATACTTCCGTGTATGACTATCATATTCTTAAGAGCGCTCCTTGACGTTAACCACTGGCCGTCTATACTCCGCGAAGGGCTTGAGGTGTTGGCGAGGCATTACTGGTTGGAATAGGAGCAGAATAGATGAAGGACGAGTCATGTGACACCATCTACGGGCCGGGATACGTCGTCATTGGGATGGACAATTTAATTCGTGCAACACTTCGAGGTAGTGGCGTTCGTACAGTGGGTGATGTTGAAATACTTTTGGGGCCTAAACTCCTCGATACAATGACACCCTCTGCCAGAAAATTAGCATTGGATTTTTTAAGATATTACGTCCCGACTTAGGAGCAAAAAATGGTTGACGAGGAACTCAAGACCGAATCATTAAGGGGGGAAGCGGAGATTCTCCCAATTATCACTTTAACGTAGTAGCTTCCGCCACCGTTTAACGTATTGATATTATTGTGTTTTATATTGATTTTAGGGGGCGATTTGACAACCTGAAAGCAATAGGCTTTCAGTCCGCAACGTGATCGCGCAACTGCGCGACTCGCTGTTGCAGAGAGGTCTCAACGAGACGTTTACGGCGTCAACCGTGTTTACCGCGTTGACAGGATATAGCGTTACGTTGCATGAAAACGTGTAGCGTCTACATGCAGCATAAAACCGTGAGTTTGTGCGGTTTTTCGCAAGAAAAAGGCCCCGATAAGCTGGCTAGAGCGAATCGAGGCCTAGGTGCCTAAAGAAGGATACGGGACGGGAGTCGAACCCACACCATGTCCTATAGAACAGGCGGGACCGCTCTTTCCCTTGAGCTACCCGGCCTTCAGTAGGTGTTGCACCTCTCTTAGATGGGTGCGCCAGTCCAGGAAGCGCCTGCCCCGACGGAGGCGAGAATCGCAACCAAGACCGAACCCTTATGACCAAGATCATGCGGGTACGCAAGGGATTGTACACAGCCTTTCGTGTCCACAGGATTTAGAGTTGTGCCCACAGGATTGAGGGCGATGACGATTGACAAGCGAGAATCAGAACAAGCGACCGCCGATGATTTGCGCCCCGACGCTTGGCAGAGATTTGAGCGCGCTGTTGACGTGGCACTACGGCACAAACCGGTACACCGGGCAAAACCTAAAGCGGCAGTGAATCGGTTCAAGGCTATGCGAAAGCAGCCCAAGAATTAGAGCAGGTCGATTTGCTTTGATTCACTCGCGCGCTTTGCTGCCGCAACCACTTCGACGCTCATCGGAATATCTAGCCGCTTCTCATTCTCCACAATGTCCTGAACCGTGACAATGCTGATCTTGTCGTAATTCCGGCCCATCGTTTCATGGCGATATTGCCCCGCTGCCTTGGCTTCCGCGGTCATTGGCCTACTCGGCTCTTCCAAGGTAATCAGGACGGCAAGAGCGGCGTTCTCGCGCCCCATATCTCCGCGTAGGGTAGCAATATCTCCCCGTTTCACGCCCCCGGATTTGACTTGAAAGATGATCTTCGCGTTGTCGTCTTTTCCAGTCATAAAATAGGCGCGTGCATCTATCCCGGCGTCAGCGCCCTTCTTCTCATTTATGATCGCGCGATTGTTCGTGTAGGTAAGGACGGCCCACTTCTCAAATTCCTTGCGCAGCCGATCATCCTGCTTATGTGCGAGCGCTTGCGCGGACGCCATGTCGCGAGGAATGCCATCAATCTGAACGTTAGATAGAACTTCTCGACCAAATTCCTTTTCCAAGCGCCACAACACCAGCGCGATAGATTGATAGGTGATGTCCATGCCTATCCATTTTCTTTTTAGCTTTTGTGCCACCGCTACCGTAGTGCCACATCCGCAATAGGCATCCAGAACGATGTCGCCTTCATTGCTTGAGGCTTTGACGACCCGTTCTAAAAGTGTTTCTGGTTTCTGCGTTGGGTAGCCGAGCCGCTCCGGCGACACTTGATTGATCGGCGAAATGTTCCAAAAATCGACCTGCGATTTTCCTGCCTTCATGTAGTATCGCTGAACCAATTCCGGGTGAGTTTTTTCCCATTCTTGGCTAACATCGCGATGCCCTTTGATCGGGCTGTCTTTAAGGAATCGTCCTATCAGGCGGTATCGGCCCTTTTTATCTTCATATCGAAATTTTGCTTTCCCCTTATCGCTCCACTCATCGAGCACATCTTCATAGTTGAACGTGTAATCATTAGCTTTTGAGTAGAACAACAGCGTATCGTGACGGCGACCATAAGCCTTCTTAGAGACGCGCCCTCCAAGCTCATAGCACCAGGCAATTTCGTTTATGAAATTACCGCCTTGCGAACAAAAGACCGCGTCCAAAACCACCTTTAGATAATGGCTCGATGTCGGATCGCAATGAAGATAGAAAGTTCCGGCAGGCTTTAGTACGCGCCGAATCTCAGTGACTCGAAGCGATATGCTAACGAGGTAAGCTAACAAACTTCCTTCGCCCAAAACCGAATGCAGTCCTTTTATTAGTTCGATTAATTGCGGCTGAAACCTGCCTTTGTCATTCGCAATTATTTCGGCGTATCCAGCTATTGCGTATTCGTCCCATGTCCACGTATCGGTGAAAGCGTGAGCCTGTGCGCGATCTTCCTCGCCGATGTTATTGTAAATCTGGTTGTAATTGCGCTTGGAATTGAACGGCGGGTCGATGTAGCAGAGGTCAACCGTCTCGTCCTTTATCTTGCGTCGCAGGATATCGAGATTGTCGCCGTAATAGAGCGCGTTCGGAGCCTTGAGCTTTGCCATTGGTCCCCCGCTGATCCCGAATCCTCTTACGTCTTCACAGTATCATCAATTTCTTAGACGCGGTCATTCAGTTTTTCTCTCGCCAGCGCAGGAAGCGCGACGCCTGAAACCTAAACTCTGGCTTCACGAGTCCGCCGATAGGTCAATCTCTTGCCGACGATGCCGGGAATTGATTTTGCCATGCGCGCTGCGTCGTCATAGCCGAGACCTTCGCGGTGATTGTAGCGGTAATCGAACTCGGCAAGATAACGATGCAAGTGCTTTTCCGAAACGTGCTGGAAATTCCCTTTGATGCCACGTTTCAGAATTGAGAAGTATCCCTCAATCGTATTCGTGTGAACTTCACCGCGCGCGTACTCTTTCGCGGAATGGTTCACAGTCGAATGTTCTGAGAATGTCTCGCCCACTTTCGTATAAAGGCGGCTCTCATCCGTGAACAAGCGGGCTTCATGCGCGATGTTGTCATTCACAATCCTGGCAACCGTGCCAGCATCGGCGCGCGGAATGTGGAAGGATTTAACGCGACCGCCGCGCTCTACCAGCGAAACGATTGCGCGCTTTGAGCGGGCCTTTTCGACGCGCTTCAAGAACGGCTTGCCGCTGGTACGAACAGCGCGAACCTCTTTGACGGAACCCTGATAGGTCTCGTCGGCTTCGACAATGCCGCCGCCCGAACCGAACGGAGTAGAGAGGGCGCCTTCGCGCAAACTCTCGCGGACGCGGTGACACAGAAACCATGCCGTCTTTTTGCTAACGCCGATCATGCGCCCGACCTGCAACGCGCTCATGCCTTTCTTCGACGCCATCATAAGATGCGTAGCGGCAAGCCACTTGTGCAGAGGGATTTTGCTGCGCTCGTACAGCGTGCCCACGGTGACTGTGAACGGCTCACGGCATGAATTGCACTGGTAGAGACCGGCGCGTGTCGTCTCGCCCTGCATAAGCGTGGCGTCGTCAATCACGCCGCAATGCGGGCAGATCGGGCCGTCTTTCCACAAGCGGGCTTCAAGCCACTCGCGGGCCTTGGTTTCATCAGTAAAGATCGGGTTTGAAAGAATGTTGCTCATGACTGCCTTCCTCATGAGCCATATATAGGCCTAACCCCGTACTATGTCAAGGTGATAATTGGGGAGATTCTTAATTGTCTCTTGCGGATAAAGCGGGCTATGAGTAGGTTCGGTTTTAGCACAAAGGGCACAAAGGACACAGATCTCTATAATATTTATGATTTGGCTTTAGGCGAGTTTGCTGATCCCGTCCGCACGGGGTTAAGCGTGAACGCTGCCTTGGAGATAACCCAAGAATTGAATGCTCGCGCCGTTCTTGCGGCGTTGGAGATCGAAAGATGCGAACGCCCCGCTCTAACCCGCGAGATTTGTGAAGAACTAGGGGTGGTCAAATTTACTTAGGAGAGAAACAAGAGGCGGCTAAATCTCTTCGTGGAATAAACCGCACATGAGCGGACGTTGATTTTTGTTGTGGCGATGCGCGTGAAGATCGGAGGGTGAGATGACGGACGTGGAAATACTCAAAGTGTTTGGTCCGCTGATCGACCTCCACCTACACCCGCAAGCGCCTGACGAAATGATGCTGGTCCTTACAACGACGGATGGAGGGATCATAGATACATCCAACCGTCTAAACGCTGGCGCTCTGCGAAATATGCAGGCAGCGGTATTGCAGAGCAAGAGGCTGCGTGTGACACACCGAGCATTTCAGAGGAAGAGTGCAGTATCTAGCGAAGTCAGCATTATTGTTTCGGTTCTGAGTCGTTATGAACATCTAGTTCATCCGGCCGACATTCTCTTTCTGGCAGAACAGATTGCCGCTGCGCTGCCCTCTTTGAACTCAGACATCCCCACCTCCGTGAGCGCTTGATGATTAATCGATGCTTTCCAGCGAATACTATTTCTTTAGTTGCTGGAGCCGAGTCATTTTGCGATTTGCGCGAACCAAATCTGTGCATAGGTGCGATTGTTCGGCTCAATAGTGGAGGTCCGCGTATGATGGTAGTGGACACCGAAAGCGGTGCAATAACCGTTGCTTGGGGCCACAGCGAAGCATCATTCCCGCGATCATGTGTCTATCGCGTTTCGCCACTTTAGAAACGCCTTGGAGTTCGTGAGCATCGTTCACAAGGCCGCAGAACGGACATTCCGGGCCATCCGGCCAGCGAAGGGCTTCAAAGTGCTTCCGGGCTTCTTCTTCGTCAGTGAAGATCGGATTTGTAAGATCGCAAGTCACGTTATGGAGTCCTGAATGGCTATTGGTGGCGCGCTCTGTCAATTTTCTCCCGCAATTCGGAGATATGCTGACCGAGTATTGTCTGGATACGAGTCAGAGTGGCGAACTGAATTTCTTCCAGGAGTAGCGGGAATTCGTTCGGCTCAAGAGTGTATCGAACCACGACCGATTGTCGGGCTGTGGCTATATCGGGCGTATCGGAAATGGAAATTTCGACGCGCAGAGCGCCACCTTCCGCCGCTGATACGGTCGTGCTTTGCAGCCTCATATCTGTCATCGCTTGGCTTCCTTCTAACCCAAGGAAAACCTAAGCATTGACCGCGGGAATCCGTTCACGGTCTGGGGGTTGGGCTAGAACTACTGAGACGCGGCGCGACGGAAGGACATCTTGAATTTGTAGAAATAATATATCTTGACTACCCTCCCCCCGCAGGGCCTATACACTTAGGCACGTTGGATTTGCGTCTCTTAAAGGAAAGTGTGGGATGAAATCCCAAGAGATTGACCCCGTCCTGCATCGCAACATCCTCATGCGAGCCGAGGCCGCAGCTCAAGCGACCGGGGCGGATGGTAAATTTACGATTTCAAACATGAGACGTAAATACTTAGGATTGCCGCTCGATGCGTCGCTTCCAGTGTTTACGGTTTTAACCCCCTAGCTCTCCCACCCTAGCGGCCGATGGACACCCATCATCAAGTGAAAGCATCGCGACCCTACTAGGGTGGGCGGGCTGCTTTAAATGTAAGGGCTGTTTCTGTGCAACCTTTGCTCTGGATTCTTCCAGCCGAAGCCATTAATGCGGATGGTGAGGTCGTGGGCGAATTACGGTTTACCACCTCCGATGACAATAACTTGTGGGAACGCGCCAAAGAGACGTTGATTAATGCGGCACGTAAATTATTTCCAAGCGCGGTCTCTTTGAGAGTTAACCCCACGGCTTATGGGCACAAAGTTAGTGTGACATAAATATATCCACAGTGGAAGGTTGTAGAAATGGCTGGTCGTAAACCGGGTACGCCAAAAACAGGTGGTCGTGTAAAAGGCACTCCGAACCGCATCACGGCCGATGTGAAGGCAATGGTCCTTGGCGCGCTTAACGCTGTAGGCGGTCAGAAATACCTTGAGGAGCAGGCGCACGAAAACCCCGTCGCCTTCATGTCTCTGCTCGGCAAGGTACTTCCTCTGACTATTGGCGGCGATCCTGATAACCCGGTTAGGATAGAGCGCATTGAGAGGGCAATCGTTGAGCCTCCAAAGCGGTAGAACGCTCAGGATCGAGACGGCCCAGGTCTTTCGTCCGCTCCTTGCGCCGGCCCGCTATAAAGGCGCGCATGGTGGTCGAGGCTCAGGAAAATCGCACTTCTTCGCAGACTTAATCCTAGAGGACAGCTTGGCCGAACCCGGCATGAGCGGTGAAGGTTTACGAACTGTCTGCATCCGTGAAATCCAGAAAGACCTATCGCAGTCGGCTAAGTTGCTCATTGAGGATAAGCTGCACGAACACAGTCTTGGCGAGGCAGATGGCTTCAAGGTGTTTCGAGAGTTAATCCAGACACCCAAGGATGGGTTAATCATCTTCAAGGGGATGCAGGACTACACGGCCGATTCGATCAAGTCTCTCGAACGGTTCAAGCGGGCTTGGTGGGAAGAGGCACAGACTGCCTCGGCTGCGTCGTTGGCTCTCCTTCGACCTACAATTCGGGAGAACGATTCCCAACTGTGGTTTTCATGGAACCCGCGCCGCAAAATCGACCCCGTTGACCAGATGTTTAGGGCTGGGGTTCCTCCGACTAATTCGGTCATCGTTGAGGCAAATTGGAGAGATAATCCCTGGTTCCCCACTGTTCTGGAACAGGAGCGCAAGGATTGCCTACGAGACCATCCCGGTCAGTATGAGCACATTTGGGAAGGTGGGTATGTCACGATTGCGGACGGCGCGTATTTTGCCCGTGAGCTAATCCTAGCTAAGACAGAGGGCAGGATAAGCCGGGTTGCCGCCGATCCGCTTATGACGATCCGCCTGTTTTTCGACATTGGCGGGACAGGCTTGAGGGCCGACGCCGTCACGATATGGGCGGCTCAGTTTATCGGCCGTGAAGTCCGCGTCCTGAACTACTACGAGGCTGTGGGGCAACCGCTCGCTTCTCACTTGGAATGGATGCGGTCGCAGGGATACACGCCTGGCAAGGCCCAAATCTGGCTACCGCACGACGGGGCGAGCCAGGACAAGGTGTACAGCGTCTCGTATGAGAGCGTCCTGCGTGAAACTGGGTACGTCGTGACGGTGGTTCCAAATCAAGGCGCCGGCGCGGCGAAAATGCGGATCGAAGCGGCTCGGCGATTATTTCCTAGCATTTGGTTCAATGAACAAACCACCAGCCCAGGGCGTGAAGCGATTGGTTGGTATCACGAAAAGAAAGACAATAATCGCGACATTGGCCTTGGCCCCGAGCACGATTGGTCCTCACACGGATTCGATAGCTTCGGCCTTATGTGTGTGGCCTATGAATTGCCGCAGAGTGCGGTTCGCATTCCGGCCACCGCTGGCTCGGCACGGGCTGGCGATATGAGGGCTGGGATATGACACGGGTTGAATTTGGCGCCCATCAACGTCCTTCCCAGTTTCCTCAGCTTGAGAGTTATCTATGAGCGCCGTGGGTCAGCCAATGCCAGATGACATGCCTGAAGAGCGGTCGCAAGCCGACATTGAACGGCTGCGCTCTGCGCTCATTGGTATTATTCAAAAGCTTGAAGCCGAAGCCAATAAGCGCGTGACGGAGCGTGCACCCATCGAAAAGCGCTGGTTGGAGGATTTACAACAATATTATGGACAATACGACGATGCCACGCTGAGTCGCTTGGCTGGCGCGAAGAAGTCCATGCTGTTTATGAACAAGACGCGGCCAAAGACCAATTCGTGCGACGCCCGCTTGTCAGACATGCTTTTCCCGACCGATGACAAAAACTGGGGGATTTTTCCTACTCCCGTGCCCGAGCTTACCCAGGGTGCGAAGATGGTTATTCAGCGCGCTCATGGGATGGCCGCACAGGCCACACAAGCTGCGCTGGCGGGGGATGTCCAAGGCGAGCAGGCGGCGGTTACGGCTGGAAACGAAGCGGCTCAGTTAGCTGCCGACGCCTCTAAGGAGGCTAAAGAAGCATCGAGTCGAGCTTCCGCGATGGAAGCTGAGATGGACGACCAGCTAACCGAATGCATCTATGCTTCAGCCTGCCGGGATGTTATCCGCGACGCCTGTATGGTCGGGACTGGGGTGCTAGAGGGGCCGATTGCCTCTACGAAGCCTGTGCAACGCTGGACGAGAAAAACAGGTCCAGACGGTAATGCGGTTCAAGTCCTAGCGAACGAGCCGAATCCTAAGCCCGCTTATTACCGGGTTGACTATTGGGACTTCTTTCCGCCGATGACTGCTAGGACAATCGAGGATTGCGACAGTTTCTTCATTCGCAATCTCACCTCAAAGAAGCAGTTGAGGGCGCTTGCCAAACAGCCGGGCTTCGATAAAGACGCTGTTCGCCGATTGCTCACCGAGGGGCCAAAGAGCACCAATCCTGAGTACCTTGCTAACTTGAGGGCGCTCAGTGGGGCGCAGACAAGCACATCTGTTCTGACAGACAACTACCACGTCTGGCGCTACATCGGCCCGCTGACCGGACAAGAGCTTTCCGATCTCACTATAGCCTTCGACCGCGAGGACATGACTGCGGGCATGGAAATCGACCCGCTTGAGGAAGTGCAAGTAATCCTCTGGTTCTGCCAGAATGAGGTATTGAAGTTCGGTATTCATCCGCTGGATTCGGGCGAGCCGTTATTCTCGGTATTCAATCTTGACCGCGATCCATCTAACATCTTCGGTTACGGCATCCCGTACCAGATGCGCGACAGTCAGTCTGCTCTCAACGCCGCGTGGCGTACGATGATGGATAACGCCGGCTTGTCGTCCGGGCCTCAAATCGAAGTTGATACTTCAGTCATCGAGCCTGTAGAGGGCGGAAATTGGAACCTTGAATCACGCAAGGTATGGCAGCGTTTGGCGACGGCACCAGTCGGTAAACCGGGTATAATTTGCCACGATATTCCTAGCCACCAGCCAGAGCTTGCCAATATTATCGAACTCGCCGGTGCGTTTATAGACGAAGAAACGTCTATGCCTCAAATCGCTCAAGGCGAGACGGGGCAAATGCCGATACAAACGGCACACGGCATGTCGCTGTTGATGAACGCGGCCAATATCGTAGTGCGTCGCGTCGTGCGCAATTTTGATGATCAGCTTACCGTGCCATCGATTAGGCGCCTCTACCACTGGAACATGCAGTTTTCGGATAAGGAATATATCAAGGGCGACTACGAGGTTGATGCCAGAGGGTCGTCGGTCCTACTTGTGCGTGAGATTCAGGCAACAAACCTATTCAATCTGCTCAGGGCTTTCGGACCCGATCCAATCTTCGGCCCGTACATCAAGAAGCGCAAAGCGTTTGAAGCCTACGTCAAATCCAACATGATCTCGGTAAGCGAAGTTGTGAATACGGACGAGGATATGGCGGAAGAAGCCAAGGGCAAGGCTCCTCAGCCCACTCCGCAAGAGATCGATGCGCAGACGAAATTGCAGTTGGCGCAACTCGACCACAAGAACCGCATGGAACAGCTTGGCGTCGAGCGGGAAATCCGGCTGACCGAGTTTGCGTCGAAAATGAACATGACCCTGGACCAACTCAAGGCCAAGATGGCTGACAGCCATGCTACGCGAGAGAGCAAGGAGCGTTTATTTGCTGCCGAGGCCGCATTGACGCCAGACCCAAGGAACGCGGCATGATCGACTATCTTTGGATGCCAGCGACAAAACCCAAGTGTTCCTGCCAGGACTACATCAGTATTTTTGGCATAAAAGCCTGGGGCATTGGTATCCTCATCCGGTGGAAACATCGGGATTCCACATGGCGGGGCTGGTGGAGAGAAGCGCACATTGAATTAAGACGGTGCAAACAATGATCGACACAAGATCGGAAACATGGGCGCATATCGTCAAGTGGGCGCAGCATCGGATTAACGCCGCTACGGAAACTCTCATATCGGAAGATACCGACGAGAAATCGACGGTTGCCGCCAGGGCGCGGATTGCCGTCATGCGCGATTTGCTTCGCGAGGCAGAGCCCAAGCCTGACCTCCCGAATACAATGACCCCAGACCACAGAAACTAAAGGCTCCAAATATGACTGACAAGAACCTCGACGCCGGGGCAGTCCCCGCCGTTGACGAAACCGATCCTGCTGCTCTCTTTGACCAGATTGTTGCCGAACAGAGCGCTCAAGATGTTCCTATGACACCGTCGCCCATCGATGACGCCAAGAAAGAGGTTGAGGCCGGGGGTGAGAAGGCCATTCCTGCCAAGACTGAGGCGGCGGAAGTAGCTGTCACAGAGACACCGCCCGATGTCTGGGCCGATGCAACGCCGGTACAAAAGGCAGCGTGGGAATCCGCGCAAAAATCGCTCGTTCAACTTGAGCGGGACAACCGGTCCCTTCGTGGTCGTGTTCCGGTCATCCAGCGCGAGTTAGACGGGCTCAAACGCAAGGGTGCGGAAGCCTTGACGGCCGACAAGCCGAGGGATGAACCTCGAACGCTTCCATCTGAAGTGCCCGTTCCTGGCGATGAGGATTGGGATAAGTTCGCACTTGACTACCCCGAAATTGCCAAGCCGCTTGAGAGAAAGTACAAGCGCCTTGAATCGGCGCAGACTGCGCTTGAAAATCGCATAAAGAAATTCGATGAAGTTGAGGATCGTGTTAAGGCAGTTGAGCAAGGTCAAGAAACAATTGCTTTGGACAACGAAGCGGCCATGCTCCTGGCAAAGCACCCTGACTTCATTACCTTACGAGATTCGCCGGACTTCGACCGCTGGCTTTCAGCGCAGCCTCCAACAGTGCAGGCTTTGCGCGATAGCCCTTTGGCCGTCGATGCCGACTACCTGCTGACGCACTTCAAGAACGAAGTCCGGCCAGCCTCCGCAGTTGCCCCCGTCACGAATGGCGGCGGCGATCCCCCCAGAACCCAGACCGCACTTGAGAAGAAGCGCGCCAACCAACTCGAATCTTCCGCCTCCCCACGTGGCTCCATACCCGCAGCCGTGATGGCAGGTGTACCAGAAGACGAAGAATCGGCCTTTAACTTCTTTGCTCGAAAAGCGGCCAAATAACAAGGATTTGGTCACATGACCGCTGGAACAACTACCTATACGAGTCCGGGAATCTCCCCGCGCACGACCGCGTATACCGCAGTAGAAATGCTGAAGTACGCCAATGCCGTGGTGGTTCTCGATAAGTTCGGCCAGACGAAGCCGATGCCAAAGAATAAGGGTCAGGTGATTAAGTTTCGCCGTCCCGATACCTTCTCGGCCGCAAGCACACCGCTGGTTGAAGGCGTAACCCCGAGCGCGACGCAGTTCTCCTACACCGATGTGACGGCGAACCTTCGCCAATACGGAATGGTCGTGGAGATTACGGACGTGATCGCGGACACGCACGAAGACCCCGTGCTTAACGATGCAGCGCAGCAATGCGGCGACAACATCGGTAGGACAATCGAGTTTCTTACCTATGGCGTCGTGAAGGCTGGCACCTCTGTCCAGTACTCAAACGGCGCTCTGCGCACGTCCGTTAACACGCCAATCGCGCTGTCTAAGCTGCGGGCTTGCGTTCGCGGCCTAATGTCTCAGAAGGCGATGCCGATTACGAGAATCCTTGATGGTTCGCCTAACTACGACGTTCACCCCGTCGAGGCGTCCTACATCGCGGTTTGCCACACCGACTTGGAAGCCGACATTCGCGGCCTTCCTGGTTTTATCCCCGTCGCGGGATACGGCCAGCGCAAGACAATCCATGACCGCGAACTTGGTACTGTCGAGAATATCCGCTTCGTTACCTCTCCCGATCTTGCCCCGTTTGCCGATGGTGGCGCGGCTAAGGCTGGCAGCGGCGTGACGATGCTTTCGACCTCTGGTACGTTGGCCGACGTGTATCCGATCCTGATATTCGGTCAGGATGCCTACGGCACAGTGCCTCTCAAGGGCTTCGGGGCCATCGATCCCACCATCATTCCGGTTGGCACGAAAACGAAGGACGATCCCCTCGGCCAGCGCGGCATGGTTGGCTGGAAGACATGGTTCTGCGCTGTCATCCTAAACGATGCGTGGATGACTAGACTCGAAGTCGCGGCTACCGCGCTTTAATCCCAGGAGGATAAGATGGAAAACTTCAAAACTGGTACAATCCTTGGGACGGGCGCGGCGGTCAATGTCTCGCTGGGCTACGTTCCTGACTATGTTGAGGTGTTCAATTGCACGGACGGAGACAAAATCTTCGGCTGGTTCCGAGGGAAGGTGATCGCCTTCACTTCCGGCGGCACGCATGAAATCGTGGCAGGTGAAACCATCGTCGGTGCTACATCTGGCATCGAAGCTTTGGTGAAGGAAGTCCTTCTCTCCAGCGGAACATGGGCTGGAGGAGATGCGGCTGGTTTCCTTCTCTGCAACGAGGACGATATGACTGGTTCGTTCGGGTCCGAGAATGTGTATGTCGGGACCGGCACGAATGACGCAACTGTCGTTGCGGAAGTGGAGAATGGTTACGACATCGATGACGCAGTTGCTCCCGTAACGTCAAACGGCATCAGCTCGTATGTCGGGACCACCGCTCTTGCCAAGGGCTTCACCATCGGAACGGGTGTGAGCGAGGCGGCAAAACTGCTCCGCTACGTTGCGTTCCGAAACATCTAGCCTGCTAAGGTTCAACGAAAAACTGGGGTCGGAGAACCATATCCGGCCCCACCTTCTTAGCGCGACGGATGAGCGCGTAACCCCATCCCTACCTCGGAGCGCTGCTCCCACAAGGAACTACGACCATGACTAACACCGTAATCACCCCAACAGTCGCCCTTCAACACGCTGGGCGCGTCGAGCATGGCGATAATCGCGCCACTGCCACTCTGCTTCGTGCCCTCGCGCGAGGCGAGCCTTATCAGACCTACGCCGGTACGGCGGTCGGGAATCTCACGCCGACAGCCATCGGGGAGTGGGCCTTGGATACCACCAACTCCATTTGGTACAAGGCGACAGGACTTACGAGTTCCGATTGGGCGGCCTCTTCTATTCAAACCCTGTCCGCTACCGAACTCGCTCTGCTTGATACGGCCCTTGCTGGGACTGTCGTCAATTCCAAAGCGGCGATCTACGACGGAGCCGGGAAATTGTATCGGTCTAGCGCAACACCAGCAGCGGCGGGATCGACTATTACTGACGCCCAAGCACTCACTGCTGAGTTCAATGTCGTCACAGGTGCGACGGGAGCGACTGGTGTAAAACTGCCAGTCGCGGCAGCGGACGAGGAAGTCGTTATCATCAATTCCAACGAGACCTACGCTCTGCTTGTTTATCCAGTGGCGTCTTCGCAGATTAATGCACTTGGTGCGAGTAACCCATTCACCATTCCAGCCGGCGCCTCCGCGACATTTGTAGGGCGTTCGGCGACGCTCTGGTGGGCGGCATCAACGATGGGAGTAACGGCAGTTGCACAGACGATTGTCGGGGCAAAGTCGTTTACCTCTGCAATCGGTGCAGGCAAGGACGCCGTTGCGGGATCGGTTGAGATATTTCCTGGTACGACAGCGCGCGGCAAGACGACTATCACAGCTTCGGACAATTCTGGCGCGACGACTACAAACATCAATACCGCTGCACAGACGGGCGCTCGGACTTATACGATCCCCGATGCTGGCGCGTCTGCTTACTTCATGCAATCAACGGCGCAAATCACATTGGCAGAGGCCGATGTGCTGGACGGTGCCACGGCTGGGGATGTTGTTGCAAGCAAGGCGCTTGTCGCGGACGCCTACAAAGCGATCCGTTTTGGAGACTGGGTTACGGGCGGGGCGCTTGGGAGCGCTATCGTACTCTCCGCAAGTCTCGATCACTATGGAGATGGGCAGGTTGATGTTCTTGGCATCTATGGAGAATCAACAGCCGATCTAACATCGGCCAAAAGCGCCAAAGTTGGTCGCTTCCGCCATCTCGTGAACTGCACGACTGCTGCGCATGAGGTGTATGGCGCGGTCGGTCAAGTGGTCTTGAAATCGACGACGCATACGCATCTCGGTGCGGGCCTCATGGGTACGTTTGAGGGCCATACCAGTGGTGTCGTGCTCAATTCGTCCTACACCATCGGCCACGCTGGCGTCATCGCCCGTATCGGCGGTCATGCCGCGATTACGGCAACGACCCCTCTTGCTGGGTTCCTGGCGTTCAATAATGGCTCCGGCGCGTTGGTCGGAGCCGCCAGCAAGTCTATCGCCTTTGCCGCCAGTTCGCTAAGTGCGTCCTATCCCTGGACAATTGGTATGTATTTGCCGCGCGGGTCTATCCAGCAAGGCATCCGCATCGGTGATTGGGCGGGAAGCGCCGCGCTTGGAAATGCCATCGTTTTCGCCACAGCAACCGATACGACAGACACCTCTCAATTGGACATCGTTTCGGTTTATGGCGAAAGCACGGCGGACTTAACCAATGCGATCAGTGCAAAGGTCGGGCGGTTCCGTCACGTCGTAAATGGCATCACCTGCAACCACGAGACCTACGGCTTGGTCGGCCAGCTTGTCGCCAAGAACGTTACCTACGGCCACCTGCATTCCGGGTTGATGGGTACATTCGAGGTCAACACGGCGGCAACGGTCAGTGCAGGCGATGGCCTCGGCTGCGCGGGCGTGGCGGCTCGTATCGGCGGCGCTACCATCACCGTTGGTTCTACTGGCGTTCTGGCGGGCTTCCTTTCGACACAGAACGCTACCACTGTCTCGATCACAAGCGGTGGCGTCCACGCTGCCTTTGCTTGTCGGAAGGTGGGTAGTGGCGTCACTTGGGCCGAAGCCTTGCATATCGAGGACGCGCTTGTCGCCATTCGATTTAAGGCTGCGGATAACGGCTATGCCCATGGTGTTAAGGCGGCAACCAGCACAATCTCGACTGCTACTTCGCACATCATCAAGTTCATGGTTGGAACAACGCCTGTTTATGTTCCCGGCTTCGCCAACGAAACTTGCGCTGCGTAACCATTGAAACATTGCGGCTAGGAAAACGTGTCCGAAAAGCGTGGTTCCCGCACGCCTGCCGCAATGCACCCTCGGGACGCAAAGGGAAATGCACAATGAAGTTAGCTCACATCTACACGGCGCGAGACGCTTGGCAGAGGTTGGCGGGGCTGAAGCTTCCCGCCCCCACGGCCTATAGCCTGCTGAAATACCTCAAGCAGGTAATGGCTGAGAGCGACGTGATCGAACAGCAGAGGGTTAAGTTGATCCGAGATATTGCTGGGGCCAAGGAAAACGAGAACGCTAGTTTGGAACCCGGCACACCTGGGTTCTTAAAATTTGCGGAGGAATTCACCAAAGTTCTCGACACGGATTCTGACCTAAAACCAGTCGATATGAAGTTGGAAATCCTTCTGGCTGAGATCGGTAAAGAAGCTGGGAACGCCCTATCGGCGCAAGATCTCGGACAACTGGAACCGTTCTTTGGGGCGCAGGAACCCAATCCAATACCCTAACACTTTCGCACTATCCACAAAACTGAACGTCAGAGAGGCGTAACAGATGAGCACTTCTATCGAACTATACGTAGACGACAAAGTCGTCGGTTCCGGCAAATCGCTCCCGGTTAGGAGCGTCGGATTCGGCTCATCTGTCACCCTGACGCGCACCGCCGATACGGCTGGTTATACGGGCAATGACGTTATTGGAGTCGGAAGCGGAGCGGGGCTAACTACGCCTGGCGCGGCAGCACTGACATTTTCCAATATCGGTCCCGAGGCTGGTGAGATCAAACTGATAGGCGCCTCACTGACGATCAGTAGTGACGGCGTTATCTCGGGAGAAACGAGCTATCGGCTTTATCTCTATAACGTGACACCGCCATCTGCTTTAGTCGATAACGCAGCCTTTGACCTTCCGAGCGGGGACCGCGCCGCGTTTCTCGGGTATATCGATCTCGGAACGCCACTCGACATCGGATTGACCCTCTTCGTTCAGACGGACACGTTGGCAAAGCAACTCACGCTTGCAAGCAAGAACCTCTATGCCTATCTCGTAACAAACGGACCATACACCCCCACGAGCGGAAGAGTGTACGTTATCACTCTGCATTCCGAAGCTCGGTAGAAAAGGAACCGTCTTATGACTAGAAAGATAATCTCCCAAGCCACCGATGATGAATTGCGCGCCTTCGCAGATACGATTGGCGTGGTTCTGGCCCCTCAAACGAAAAAGCGGGACACAATCATCGACCGCATCAAGGTGTCTTGGGACAAAGACTACATCGAGGTTGGTGATAGCCTTGCCGATCTTGCCCCGACCGGGATAAAGAATGTGTTGGTTGTGGAAAACGAAAAACTTGAGGAAGACGGAGAGAAAAAGGTCTACATCGAACTCCAGACCTCAGACGCTCCGGGCGGAGATCAGCCGCAATTCGTTCAGGTAAATGGACGCTCGATCCTGATTCCGAGGGGCCAGCGTGTGCAGGTGGCAAAGAAGTTCGTTGAAGCCCTGAAAAATGCTGTAACGGAAGTATACGAGCCACTCAGGGATGGCGGCGTGGCTGTAGAGCCGCGTAAGGTTGCGCGCTTCCCAATGGCTATTTTCAACAGTCCGGCCGATTGATGAACTACCTAGAACTCTGCCAAAGAACGGCTAGGGAAACCGGGACGATCTCCGGCGGATCGAGCCCAACAACTGTCATCGGACAGGTTGGGCGCCTAGGCCATATCGTCGAGTGGGTTAATCAGGCTTGGCAGGACATACAAAACTCCCGCCAAGGCTGGCGGTGGATGCGTACCGAGTTCACTAATACTGTTCTGACAGGCTCACCGCTCTACACCGCAGCGTCATTCTCACTTACGCGGCTTGGGGAGTGGGTAACGGACGAGGGAAGTCTAAGTCTATATTCCGCTCTAGCCGACGAAGCCCCGCTGACGTTTATCGAATGGTCGATTTGGAGACAAATCTATCAGCGGGGTGTGCAGACGAATAATCGGCCGATACACTTCTCCGTCAGTCCGTCGAATGAGCTTGCGTTTGGCCCCACTCCAGACGTTGCTTATACGATTAGGGGGGAGTATTACAAAACACCGCAAATTCTGTCAGCTAACGCCGACATCCCTGAGTGCCCCGTGCGATACCATGACGTTATCTGGCTTCGCGCGCTGCAATTTGCGGAAGAGTTCGACGAATCAGCCCAACAACTCGCGTGGTTGCCCACTCGCTACGCGGCGGCAAAAGACGCGCTTGAGAAATCACAACTCCCAAAAATCCAGATTGGTAGTTGGCCGCTCGCGTGATGAAAAAGACCTTTTCCTTTGCCCTTGGTGGCGGTCTCGATTTATCTACTCCGGCGATAGCGATTACGCCGGGGAAGATGATCGCCAGCTACAACTATGAGGTTGGTCCGCGAGGGTATCGGCGTATTGACGGGCTTGAGCGTTTCGACGGACATCCAAAACCTTCTCAAGCGTCATATTGGTATCTGAACGTCGATAACGGAAGCGGGGCTATCGCAACTGGTGCGACTGTAACAGGGAACACTTCCGGCGCAACCGGATACGCCCTACTTGGTGCAACCATAACGTCAGGCACCTATGTTGATTCAAGCGCGGTCGGCTGGCTGGTTTTGACAAATGTAGTCGGAACCTTCGTCAATAATGAACAGCTTAAAGTCGGTGGAGTGGCGAAGTTCCTTCTGAATGGCACCGCTGCGTTGCGCGGCGCCCTCAATGACACCAACGACACGACCTATTATCGTGCGGCCGTTGATCTCGCGCGAACCTATATAGGTGCGCCAACTGGTTCTGGCAGCATTCGGGGCGTGTGGGTTTATAATGGCGACGTTTACTGCTGGCGAGACAATGCAGGTGCGACGGCTGGCGGCATGTTCAAGGCGACCACTGCTGGGTGGGTTGCGCAAAGCCTTGGCTATTCTCTTTCTTTTGCGTCGGGAGGAACGTACGAAGTTCTGGAGGGCGATACCCTTACCGGAGCTACGTCCACCGCCACGGCTGTAGTTGGACGGATAGTTCTCGATAGTGGGTCGTGGGCAGGCGGTGACGCAGCCGGTAGGTTCATTCTCACATCGCGCACCGGAGACATGGTTTCCGAGACGCTCAATGTCGGGGCGAACACCAACGTTTGTACGATAACGGGAAATTCTACGGCCAACACGCTCCCGGCTGGCGGTCGGTATGAATGCGAGAACTTCAACTTCTACGGTGCATCCGACCTACTCAGAGTGTACGGAGCTAACGGCGTAGGAAAGGCTTTCGAGTGGGATGGGGCCGTTTTCGTTCCCATCGTAACTGGGATGGGAACAGACACCCCAAATCACCTGACTATTAACGCATCTGCGCTCTTTCTTTCGTTTCCAGGCGGCTCGCTACAATTCTCAGGCGTAGGAGAACCTTACGTTTGGAACGTTGTTATTGGTGCCGGGGAAATTGGTTTGGGCAGCGATATTACGGGGTTGATTGGAGACAACTCTGGAGTCACGGCATCGGGCGGGATGGTATCCTCCATGTCGGTATTTGCCCGAAATAAGATCGCAACGCTTTACGGATCTACTTCCAGCGATTACGACCTCACTACAATTACAGATGAAAGTGGGGCAATAGAGTGGACGGTGCAAAGAATCGGGACACCCCTCTATCTTGATGACCGGGGCGTGCGCAGCGTTACGATGGCCGGGGCATCTGGCGACTTCAAACTCGGAACTATTACAGGTTTGATCGATCCTATTTTTGCCACAAAGCGAGCGGATGGGGTTACGGCTGTAGGTTCCTGTGTTGTGAAGTCAAAGAATCAGTACCGATTGTTTTTCAGCGACGGGACCGGAGTATCGGTTTATTTCGGCAACAAGAACCCCGAATGCACGCTATTCGATCTTTCAACGGTCGTAACGTGTGTTTGTTCCGGCGAAGATTCCAGCGGAAACGAAATCATATTCTTCGGCTCGGATGACGGGTACGTTTATCAGTTAGACGCGGGAACGAGTTTTGATGGTGTGACGTTGCCTGCTTTTGCTCGCCTTGCCTTTGCCGACATGCAAAGCCATACGGTAGAGAAGCGCTGGCACAAAGTCACACTGGAACTAGATGCGCCGGCAACTGCCAGCATAGGACTTACAGCCGAATTTTCCTATGCGGATAGTGGACAACCAGCAGTGTCAAACCAAAGTTTTACCGTATCGGCGGGCGGCGGATTTTGGAATGAATCGCGTTGGAACGAGTTCTATTGGTCGTCTCCGGTCAACGGTCTTGCCAACGCATACATCGAAGGCATTGGTACCAATATCAGTCTGACTGTCGCTTCTTCGACTATCTACGATGAACCTCACACGTTGCAGTCCGTGACATATCAGTACAGCCCGAGGAACTTGGTGCGATGACCAATCCATATTACGAACGCGGCTCCTCGTTTACCGGCCATACGCTTGCGCGCTCCGAGACCGTTCAGGCTGAACTTGATGCCGTCCAGGCAGGATTCGCCCTATTGCCAAACCCAAATTCCTTGGTTGGCGGCGCGACGATTTACGCGACGGATGCGGGCGTAGCTAATGCCTATGCTCTAACACTAAATTATACGATTACGGAATATAGCGATGGCCTGATAGTGGCGTGGGCGCCGCTTTACACGAATACCGGGGCAAGCACGGTAAACCTCAATTCTCTTGGCGTGAAAAATGTCACCCGCTACAACGGGGATGCACTCCGCGCAGGAGATTTGCCGGCTGGCTGTATTGTGCTCATTGGGTATAAGGGTACCTCTTTCCGCATTCTTGGCTATCACGCCGGTGATTCAATCGTTACCGAAGTGGCAGCGGCAGTCGCGGCGGCGGCTACGGCTAGTAGCGCAGCTTCTACGGCAACATCGAAGGCATTGACGGCTACTACTCAGGCTGAGCTTGCCACGAATGCGGCAAGTACAGCGACAGCTAAAGCGGCGGCGGCGGCGCTCTCTGAGGCCGCCGCCTTAGGATACAAAAATGCTGCCGAAGCTCTAAATATACCCTCCGCTCTTTCTCACCCAAACACGGTCTCTTACGTCAATGCAGCGGGTGACACTTGGCTCTATGGAACGGTAACAGCGGCCGGACTAGCGCTTCTTGACGATGCGGATGCGTCCGCACAACGCACCACTCTCGGACTAATTATCGGAACAAACATCCAAGCCTATTCAGCAAATCTCGCAGCGGTGGCGGCAGTTACCGTTACTGCCGCAGGCGTGGCTCTTTTAGACGATGTGAATGCCGAAGCGCAAAGAGTGACCCTTGGTCTGGTTATTGGCACGAACGTACAGGCCTATTCGTCTAATCTTGCGACGTTGGCAAGCGCTACCATTACTACCGCTGGTTATGCACTTCTAGATGACACGAGCACCACTGCTCAAAGAACTACATTAGGACTTGGTTCACTTGCTACGGCAAGTACTATCAATAATGGTAATTGGTCTGGGACTGATTTAGCGGTTATAAATGGCGGCACGGGTGCGTCCACTGCTGCCGAGGCGCGAACGGCACTTGGTATCGGTTCAATAGCAACTCGCGCCATTACTATTCAATCTGGTGGCTCACCGTCCGGCGGCACCGATGGCGATATTTGGCTGATTTATTGAGGTTCTAATGCCGATCAACGCCAAAGTATCCAGCAGTTATGTCTCCCCGCAAATATGGGCGCGAGTTGCTGGCGTGGCTCGTCTAGTTCAATCGGGCTACGTTAAGGTTGGAGGAGTTATTCAGCTATTCCATTCTGCATTCTCGTCTACATTATATGATTACGACACGGCCGGCAGCGGGGCGCTGGTAATCCCAGTCGGCTGCAATTACATGACCGTTTTTGTTGCCGGACCTGGTGGCAACGGCTATTTGAAATCGTCTGGGGATTTTGGTGGTGGTGGCGGTGGCGGTGGGTGGTCCAATGCGACATTTATCCCAATCACGTCTTCCGATTGGGAGAGAACGATTTCGTACACGGTAGGCTCTACAGGAGTCGCTTCGACCGTTTCTGTTACTCTTGCGGCAGGCACAAGAACTCTTACCGCCAATAGCGGTGCCACCGCAACCAGCAGTGCTGGAGCGGCCGGGGGCACGGCCAGCGGAGGAGATTACAATGGGACGGGAAGCGCTGGGACAACTGGTGGGGCCAACGGCGGCAATGGCGGCAATGGAAACAACGCCGGAGCATCTACTAATGGATACGGCGGAGTGGGGGAAGTATACCCCACTCCGGCTACAAATGGTTCTCAGGGAAATTCACTTTATAACAGCGCAGGCGGAGGAGGAGGAGGAGGAGGCAAACACAATGCAGGAACGGGTGGATTGGGTAGGGTTTCTATTTATTTGACGACATGATACGGAGCATCTGTCAAAGGGAAACACTAAATCCCAATGCTGCCGACCAACTTCCGTCCATCTGATTAGAAAAGTTGTAGTCTTGATAGCGGAAAGTCAGGCGCAATGTTGTGTCACTGGTTGTTTGCCACTCTACGCCTGCCCCAGCGCGCCAGTTAAATTCGCTTGCATCGAAGTGTGGCGTAACTACTGTAGGCGACCCGTGTGTGACGATTATTTCGCGGTCCATAGCCTCGTTATAGGCTCCGCCCGCAGTTGCAAAAACAGAAAATGGTCCCCGCATGATTGGGAGATAGGCAAAGCCATCTAACGTAATGGCGCGTATAGCAAGATGATCGTTGCCGTTTGTGCCGGAATTGGATTCAACTCCCAGTTCTCCCGCGTAATAAGGAGAGAATCGTTCGCCGATATGTAGTGCGTAGCCGTCGAAATGTTGTGGTATGTTCGAGCGCAACCAATCGGTTACAGCAATTCCGGTAAGTTTGTAATCGGCACCAACATAAAAATCCGCACGCGCTAGGCCAGTCAATGCCGCAAAGAGGGCGGCCCCAACCAAGAATGCCTTGCTCATTTTTCTCTCCTTTTAGCCTGCAACCCAGCCCTAATAAGACGACGGATTGCCTCTGTTCGATTTGGAATATCAGGCTCGAACCGTCGCCAGTTGTCTACTTCTTCCAAGAGCTTCTTGGAAAAACGTCCCTGGAATCGTTCGTCCTGTGTCCGCGTCATGTGTGTACAATAAGCCAAATACGTACTTTGTCAAGGGCGCATCAGAAGCAAAATAGGAAAATCTCATGCCGTACGATCCGCAGACGGGTGTTTATACCCAAGAAGATGCGAGTGTAGCCTCGCGTATCAAGGGATTGCTGGCCACCACGAATCCGCTTGTTAAACAAGCACAAACGCTAGGTCAGGCGGCTACTAATAAGCGCGGGTTGCTTAATTCGACAATGGGCGCGCAGGCCGGAGTGGCGGCGGCTTATGATAAGGCCCTGGCAATGGCAACACCGGACGCGGCGACCTCGGCAGCGAATAACCTCTCCAATCAACAATATGAGCAAAGTAACAAACTACAGACTGGGCAATTAGCCTCGACGGAAAAGATTGCCGAACAGCAAATAGCTTCTTCCGAGAAACAGGCGCAACTTTCGGCCGATACTCAGACCAAGATTACAGGTTTGAATATTGACGCGGCGACAAAGACACAGGCGGCGGACCTTTTGTCTAAAGCTACTTTGCAGGCCGCGTCTCTCACAAATGAGAGTGATATTGCCAAATTGAATGCCGATACTCAGGCCGCGATCGCTGCTATGAATATTGACGCGGCGTCGAAACAACAACTTTCCGAAATCGCCAATCAACAACTCATGCAGAAAGCATCTCTTTCTTCGTCGCAAGCTATAGCCCAGTTATCGGCTGATGCGCAAGAGCGTATCGCCAACATGAATGTGTCGGCGGATCAACAGGCAAAAGCATCTGCGGCGGCCGCTGCCATCGAAGCGAATTACGCTCAAATGTTTTCGGCGATTACGTCTAACGACAAAATCCCTACTGCAACACGCACTCAATATCTTCAAAGTGCGGCGGCGGAACGAGACAGCGGATATGCCCTGATTGAACAAATATACGGTATCAATTTGAGTTGGGCGGGAACGAACCCGTCGTCTAAACCATGACGGTTCGCGTAGGTAAGGGGATCAACGATCTTAAGGCGACGGTAGCGCTTCTTCACCACGCCTGTTCGCGCAGTATTTATGCGAAGATGGGTGGGGTGAACGAGAAGTACGCCACTGAGCTTTTCGCGCGCGCAGCTTGGTTTCATGGACAGTATGAAGCGGGCGGGATGTTCTGGCTGGTGTCGGAAGTCGATGGAAAGATCGAGGGATTCTTTCTAGGTCAGCTTGCCCCAGTTTATCACGTTGGAACGAAGCTCGAAGCGCAGGACATATATCTCTACACAACTGGCAGGGCCGGACCTCTTGATGCCGTAATCATGCTCCGGGCATTTTGGAAGTGGGCCGAAGCCTGCCCAGAAGTTATAGAGATAACCGGAAGTAATTCCGACTTCATTCCTGGTAACAAAGAAAAACTCGGAAGATTTCTGCTCTCAAGCGGGTTTGTCGAGACCAATAGCGTTTACAAAAGGAGAATCGCCCGATGAGCGGTGTAGTGAAAAGTATCGGGAAAGCGTTCAAGTGGATCACAAAGAACATCACTAAGGTTGTGACTGGGATCGCAGCCGCTGCGGCTATCGTCTTCACGGTGGGTGCTGCAATTCCCGCCCTTGGTGCTCTAATTGGCGTGGGAGGCGCGACCGGGGCAACCCTCGGCGGCACTGTGGCGGCTATCGTGGAAACCGCTGGGATTTCCGCAACGGGCACGCTGGGTACGGTTCTGACTGGCGCTATCACGGGGGCCGCTCAAGGTGCAGCCATCGGCGGACTTACGTCTGCCGTTACGGGCGGCGATATTGGCAAGGGACTGGAAACTGGTGCTCTTGCCGGGGGAGCGGTTGGCGGTCTGACTTCGGGTTATGGGCTTCTTTCGTCTAGGGTTCCTACCGCCCCGACAACGACGCCTTCGACAACCTCTCCAACAACTGGTCCGACAACTGGTCCGACAACAACGACTCCGATTCCGGCCCAGTCAGGAACCTCACTCCTTGGCAATCTCGGTTTGAGCAAAGAGGAAACCGGCGGACTGTTAAGCGGCATAGGAAAGGGGTTGCTCACACCATCTCCGGGGGCAGAATATAAAAGCTATTTTCAACAAGCTGGGAAAAATTATGGCTCAAGTGGTGCTGGTCTACTTCAGCCGTCTACCGCTACAACGCCGGAAAATCTACAGCCGCCTTCGACGGTCTTTGGCGCGTCACAACCCGTAATGGCTATCGGGTTTCGTTATGAGTACGACCCAAAATTGGGAAAGATCGTGCGGGTTACAAATAAAGAAGATCAAGCAACGGGGGTGGCGTGATGGCCAATCCTACAATGCCAAGCGCGACTCCAGTGTCGCAGATGCCTCCGGGCGCAGGACTTCTGAATTCCGGCACGGTGCCACCCGAAACAGACGCGCAAGATGGCGGATCGAACGTCACGCCGGACGAGCAACAGGAGTACAACGGCTTTACCGGAAACTGTCTCAAACTGATCTACAATCAAAAGGTCATGCCGACAGTTCTCAATATGCTGAAATCTGCGACCAACCCCGTTACTGGGCTCGCTTCTACAACAGTGATGATTATTGATCGGGTGCTGCAAAGTGCTGGCGATTCCGGTCATAAGATCGACGGCGACATTGCGCTTCATGGTGGAACCGAAGTCATGTCGGATATTGCGGAGCTGTCCGATAAGGTCAAAATCCACACTTATACCGACGATGAAATCGGGAATGCCGGCGTCGCGGCGGCGGACCAATACCGCATGATTCTCAAACAGCGCGGGCAACTCGACCCAGGCCAGACGCAACGGGACCTTGAGGAACTAAAGCAGGCTGAGGCATCGGGCGCTCTCGACCAAGGAATGCCAGACCTTCGCGATCATTTCTCGAAGGCGGATGGGGGTGAGGAAGTTGCGAACGCCAGACCTCCGCAACGCAGCGGTCTTATGTCTCAGAGAAGGATGGCCTAGCCATGGCGAACTTCGGCCAGATTGTAGGTGGTGCGCTTGCGGGCTGGGGCGATGCTATTGCGGAAGAGGCGAAGCAGGAACGCGCCGAAGCGCTTCGGCGACTTGAACAGGGCGAACTTGCTGGCGTTGTCGATACAAAACAAGGGCTGATGTCCTATACGAAAGGTGGCTCTTTTAGCCCAGTGATGGTAAATGGCGGGCAAGCCATATCGGCCAGAGATAACGAAATAAAATCATCGTTCACTGGTCGCAACGGGAATGTGTGGGCGCTTTATAAGGATGGAACAACGAAGGACACCGGAGTTCCGGCGAAGGAAGACCGCGTATCACAAGAATCGCCGGCATTGGTTCAAATTCAAGACCCGAACGATCCGACGCAGACCATCTTCGTTACGAAGAGCGAAGCGCTTGGTAAGCGCGGGCCGATGTCGCGATCCACGACCGGAGAACGCCCAACGCCTAATATGGCGAACGATAGGGCGACGGCAGAATACGATGCTTTTGAAGCGGCTGACAAAGAAAATCCCCGCGATAAAGATAATAAGGGTAGGGTATATAATCGAGATGGTTCTATTGCCGATAGAACTAAGTGGATAAACAACCGCGCTGGTCGTTATCTACGATATGGTTTCGATCTCGATTCCGCAAACGTTCCGCCTGCCGGACCAGGGCCGAAGTCCAGTACTCCGGCACCCGCTCCGCAGAAATTTGTCAATGGGAAGGTCTATCGCGATAAGGACGGCAATAAGGCTAGGTACGACAACGGAAATTGGATTCCGGTGCAATAATGTCGTTTGATTCTTCTACCGCACAATTAGTCGCCGAATTTGACCCTTCCACTGCGCAGCCAGTTTTTGCTTCGCAGGAAGAATTGAACGCCTATGTTGCGAAGAATGCCAACACTTCTCCATTCCGCATCGTTCAACGGCAAAAGCCGGTCGATGTTATCGTTGGCGCAATGCCGACCAAACCACTTCAGCGCGGCGATCTCCTAAAGACCTATGACAATCTCTACAACATAGGCGCGAGGGCCGACGAATCGTACCGATCCGCATTGGAGGGATTAGGCGCGGCAGCGCGCTCCAAGCCCGAAGAGTATCGTCTCGGCCCCGGCCTTAACGAATTGGCACAGACTAGCGACGTAGCCATGCGGGCGATTGGCGTGCCGTTTGCGCCGTTCGCGGGCGCGGCCGGAGAGGTTGGCCGACAAATCGTCCCCGGGCAATTTCCACGCCTTAGAGAAGCGGTAGGGGGGGCGGCAGAGACCGCCACTTACTTTGCTCCAATCCCGGGATTGGCCGGAGTGCGGGCGGCAAGGGCCGCAAAGGCTGCTCCGCACATTACCCCATCGGATATAGCAAGCCCGATCCCTACTGATGTCATCGCTGCCGGCAAGGCAAAGATCGAAGCGGCCATGCGGACTGGGCCTCGGGTCGAACCGCGCCCACAACCAATGGAGGCTCCCCTTGATACGAAAACAGGGCAACAAATTCGTGGTCAAGAGCCATACCGGCCGGAACCTGTCTCGCCCGTTGAGCAAGGACGCGGCCCAGAAGCGGCTCGCTCAAGTGGAGATGTTCAAGCACATGCGCCGCAAGGGGTTGTTGAGCAAGGCGGAGTAGCGCCTAATACCACATGGGAGCCGTTGTACAATAAAGATAACATCAAGATTGGCTGGTACAATCCTGAAACCAAGGCGAGACTGCCTCTCAATGCAAAATCTCCCGAAACCCCTCCAAATCCAGCGCAAGATTATATCCCACCTAGACCAGCTATTGCAGAGCGGCCAGGGGACGCCCCTGGAGCGGTCGCAAGTGGCCTTGATGTCCCGCCGCCTGAAGTCGTTGCCGCCCGCCGAGAAGCCGCTCCGCCGCCAGTAGTTGGCCGTGTGGGGACACCGGAAGCTGCGACTCAGGGAAGTCTCGTAGATTTCCTCTCTGGCAAGCCAACGGAATTTGTTGGTTACGATGGGACAAAGCGTGTCGCGCAATATGTTGATCACGGCGATCTTGGAGTTCATGGACTGCGATTCACCACCCCAGAAGGCAAGCCAATAGAGGAATATATTGCTAACGAGAGTATGGCTAGCAATTGGTTCTTGCATCACGGGGATATCCAGAAGACCGCGCCTGAAAATGTCGTCGTTAGCCCGCGCGGCGCTGCTGCGGAATATCCCGAAGCAGGCGGCGGTCGTGAAGCATCTACAAATGCTGGCGAGCGTGTAGCGGTCACGCCTGAACTAAACGTCGAACCCGGTGCCGAAGGTCTTTCCCAAACCATCATCCCCGGTGCCGAGCAATCCGCACGCCAACTTGCTGCTGCGCGTGAGTCCACTGGTCACGGCCTCAAAGCGACGCGAGCCGAACAGCAAGCGCCCGGTGGCATGTTTGAGCCTCCTAAGGTCGAAGAAGCAGATATGTTCGCGCCACGGCAAGCCCCACAAGGCGAGGGAGTCGCTGTACCTACGCGGCATTATCTCGATGCCGAAACGGGAAATGTAGAACAGCGCCCAGCCCCGACACGTCACTATCTGAACGAAGCAACGGGGCAGGTCGAGGCCCGCGAAGCGCCGCCGAATGAGATGCAAATTCCCCCGCAACGCCCCCGCGCACTGAAGCCAATTGAAGGAACCGGAGAAACTCGGCAACGAGCTATCGGCGGTGAACTGTACAATGTTGGCGAAGAAGCGCCACAGATTGCAGCGGCAGACCAACTTGTAGCGAAAAACCACAACAATGCGATTGCGATTGCCCTGCGGCAGAAGCAGCCGCCGGAAGGGGTTCATCCTGAATTTGTCTATATCGCGGTAGAGGACAAGGCAATTCGAGATGGCAATTTCGAGTTACAACTTAAACTCAGCAAATCCCCCATTGCGGCAGAAGACACGACTATGGGCCAACGTATCGCTGCGTTGCGTAATCGTGCAAAACTTAATCCAGTAGAGGACATGCGGAGTATTTCGACTGCGCGGGAGGTGAAGCTGAAAGAGCGAGGCGTTGATGTCGCGAAGGAATTAAATACGTTTGTTGAATCCGCGCTCAAAGAAACAAGTTTGGCGGTCAAGGCCGCCAGAAAAACATCTAAGCGGATGACATGGATCGACTTGGATTCGTTCATCGCTGCATCTACGTGTAAGGCTTGAACATGGCTTTTTGTATTCCCCCGAAAGCTGCTGCGGCGTTTCGTGAAGCGCTCCATGCGCGGAAGATTGATCCCAATGCGCTAAGGGATATGGACAGTGCGGAACGCCACGCGTTCTTTTCAGAAATGCTTGGAGAAGAAACCGCTGGCGAGGTCAACGCCCTATTTGAGAGCAAGTTGATTCTGAAGGACTGGAAGCGCGGCTTGGTAAATTGGGCGCAAAATGTTCAAGGCTTGTCAGAACCGACGCGACGCGATTTTCTTTCCAAGGTAGCGAAACTGGATAGGGTCTTGAACCCAGCCGAAGAGCGCGAATTTCTCGCAGATCTGGCGGCGCAAAAACTTGGCGCGACGGTAACGGTTGATGAGGCCCGAGCTATTTCTCAGGGCGCTAAACAGATTAGCGATCTCAAAGTTGAGTGGAATCCTGAAGGTATAACGAAAAGAAAGAAGTTTTTTAGGCTTCGAGAAACGATTGAGAAAGGCGCGTGGTCAAGCGAAGACGCACGCCTGAATTATGGAACCGCACTCGTATTGTATCGAAGGCATGTTGGCGATTTACTAGCGGATGCCAATGCACTTACGGCAGTAGAATACCTAAAGCATCCGTGGAAACTGGCAGTAGCGGCGGCGGGTGCAACCAAGGGAATGGTTGCCTCGATGGATGTTAGCTTTTCGCTGCGCCAAGGTCTGAAAATGGCTATCACTCATCCCGACTTGTGGACGAAAGCCTTTGTAGAGCAATTTAAGGCCGCAGGAAGGGCGTTCAAGAGCGGCGACGGTATGCTGGCAATCGAGGCGGACGTAGCCTCCCGCCCGAACGCGATGAACGGCAAATATGCAAACGCAAAAGTCGCACTTAATCTCAAATTCGAGGAGGCGATGCCGTCGAATCTGCCGGAACTCATTCCATTATATGGCAGGCTCTACAAGGCGTCTGAAGCGGCATACAACGGCATGGCACTGCGATTGCGCGCCGATTATGCGGACAGAATGATTGCTGCCGCCGAACGTTCCGGTGTCGATATGTCTAAGGCTGGAAAACAGGCGGAAGGAATAGGCGCACTTGTTAATTCTATGACGGGGCGTGGAAATCTAGGCAAGTTAGAAGCCTTTGGTGAAGCGACAAACGCCGTGTTCTTTTCCATCAAGTTTTTCAAAAGTAATCTTGACGTTTTGACCATGCATCGTTTTGGTACGGCTATTGAGGCGGGTCCAGCACGCTCTTTCGTCCGCCGTGAGGCTGCAAAGAATCTCGCAAAGATTGTTGGTACTACGGCCGCCATTCTTTACACGGCAGATCAATTATGGCCTGACAGCGTGGAATGGGACCCGCGTTCTGCGAACTTCGGCAATATCAAGATCGGCAACACCCGCTTCAATATTACCGGGGGCATGAGTTCGATTGTTGTGCTCGCTGCAAGAATCCTTCCTACGATGCATAACCGCCAACTACGGTGGGGCTGGTCGAAAAGTGCCGCGTCGGGCAAATGGACGGATTTGACGGCTGGGAAATATGGCCAGCAAACGGCCTTGGACATGGTGGATAATTTCTGGCAGGGCAAGTTGTCCCCTGGAATGGGGATAATTCGAGACCGCCTTGCCGGAGAAACCTACGGCGGCGGTCCTCTGACGCTGAAGAATACGGCATTCGGTCTTGTCACGCCTATTAGCGCACAAAACTTCATTGAGACGATGAACGATCCCAACCACGCCAATCTGCTTGCCGTTTTGATCTTGGATGGGCTTGGCATATCGACAAACACCTATTCCGCGGAATCGGCAAAACGACAGCGGAAACAGGCAGAGATCGAGCGCGCACGCCAGAATCGCATGATTGACAAGATAACCAACGCGATACTCCCGTAATGACAGAGTCTCTAAAACAAATCAGTCGCGTCGAACGCGGCGACATGAAGGCCACCGCAGAGCTTCTTAGAACTCTTAGTACAAGAGCATTGGGCTGGGTCGATGCTGACGGCGTCACACATCTTCCCATGATAACTACTGCGGAAGAGAATATAGTCGTTACCATCGACGGTGTGAACCCACTCTTTATCTAGGTGGCCTATGGCTAATAGCAATTTGACCATGACGTATCTTGGGAAGGGGCTTTTGGCCGCTCGCCCAGTTGCGCCAGTTGTGGTTGGAATTGCTTTTTATTGGGTGACAGATTTTTTAAGATTGGACCTATGGAACGGATCGGCTTGGTCTACGATTGACGATGGTTCAACCTTTGCGTCTCCGGGGCCGATAGGAAGCGAAACGCCGTCCACAGGTGCGTTTACAACGCTAACGGCCACTACCTTTAACGGCAATACGATTACGAGCGGAACGGGGACATTAACGCTCGCCGCAGGTTCAACACTCGTGACAGCCGGCGCTTTTGGCCTCACGCTTACAGCTTCTGCAACGACTAACTCGACACTCCCGGCCGGGTCTCATACACTGGCCGGATTGGATGTGGCGCAAACGTGGTCCGCCGCCCAGACATTCGTAAATAGCGATCTATTACTTCTCGGCTCCTCGACCGGGAAAACCACATTTACCAGCGACAATGCGGGCGCGACAAATTACACGCTGCATGTTCCGGCCGTTGATGGCACGATAGCGTTTACAAAAGCGCCAACTACACCCGCTGGCAACTACACTGGCACGGCAGCGGATGATAAAGTGTTCATGCTCGACGGTTATACTTACACACACCCAAAAACACTTTATAAGACAATCTTAGTGTGTAAAATCAGCGATGCTGGCTCCCAAGTCACTATTCAGGATGATACTGGAACGCCCGTGATGGAAGACTGGATCGCGAATCCTCCCAGCGGGGCAAATGGTCGTCGCTATGACGCTCGCTTAGTCTGGGGCGATGGAACGCACATCTATACGACAAACTTTGCAGGCTAGACAATTTATGAACATGAGGAAATGCCATGAGCCTAAGTGATGCATTCAAATCCAAGGCGCAGAGCGTTGTTGATGTTTTATCTGCGACGCCGATAGGGCCAGATACTTGGTTTGTCAGAAGCGCTCGGCCATTTGCTATAGATATTGGCATACTGGCGCTTGCGACAATTGGCATCTTAGCGGTTCAGATGAAAGACGCGATTACGGCCGGCGCGGTTGTTCTGACCATTGGAGCCGTTCTCCAACAATTTGGTGCGCAACGCAGCCGTGACAAACAGGCCGATATGACCGCGACCATTGAGAACACAAAGACGATTACCACCGCCGCTAGTGTAGATATGAAAACGACGGCGGATGCGAAGACGGAAGACAAGAAGACTGAAGCGGGGAAGGAATGATGCTGCGGCGGGACGGAGTAAGCTTGCCTCGCGCGGTTCCGGAACTTCTAGCCGCCCATTTCTGGCCGCCGCAACCCGATCAATCTAGCAGGAGTCACCTGAAATGCCAAGATGGTTGGCGAACTTCCTAAAAAATAACCTTGTTGCACCGCTTGCGCTGGCGGGGTGCTTGCTCTTCGCCGTAGCGGCAGGGGTGCAAACGGTTCGCATCAATGGCATTTCCTTTTTCGGCTGGTACGCCGTGGATGGTTACAAGCCGATGTACGAAGCAGCGGCGCGCGACAATGCCACGCTGAAAGGCAACCAAGCGATCCTGCAAAAAGGGGTCAAAACCTGTAATGCCTCCATAGACGCAGCGCGGGTCTGGGGCTTGCAGCACGGAGCCGAGGTACAAGCAGCGGTGGATGCTCAGAATGCCCGTGAGGAAGCGGCTCAAGCCGAGCAGAGTCGGCTCAGGGCCATCAAACCGGGGGCAAACTCCCTCGTGACGGCCCTAAGCGTTGGAATGACCGGGAGGCCGAAATGAAATTACACTATCTCGCAATAATCTTGCTCTTGGCCGGATGTGGAACGCGCCCCCCTGAGATTCAGACTGTGGAGGTCAAGGTAGAGGTTCCGATTCCGTGCAAGGTCAATCTCGGTCCAGAGCCGGTTTACGGCGACAGCGACGCGGACCTCGCGAAGATACCATACCCCGCCGCATCGGCTGTGCTTCTCGTTCGCCCGCTCGACCCCGTTGCCCTGAAACAGATGGGCGAGAATTTGCTTTACATAATCGCCCGTTATCGCGGAGGCCGTGATGTCCGCGCAGCTCGCGATCTAAAGAAACAGGCAGCGCTCGACAAATGCGGAGAGTCCGCGCCGCAGCCGTAATCGGGAGTGACGTGTCATGGCGATGGATATTGGCGGCGTTGGTATTTTTCTCACTGGGGCCGCCGCTATTATAACTGCGGTTGGCAGTATCGTTCTGCAAAAGATCGCCATTAACCGCGCCGGAAATATAGCGAAAGACGTTACAGAGGTGAAGGCGACGACCGCTGAGGTAAAGACGACAACCGATGCGACGCATAAGCTCGTGAACGGTCAATCCGAAAAGCTAAATGCAGCGATAGGAGAGGCCGCTTTCGCTGCCGGAGAGAAAAGCGGCGTCGAATCCGAGCGTGAACACCCAATGGTTCCCGCGCCATAACTAAAACCAGCACCGCTGGCCCGTCACCCGCAAAGACAACGGGCCAGCGGCGGAAGCCAACACCGAAATGTTGACCTCCCACGATTAACCCGAAACGGGGGCCGATCATGGCATCAATATGTAAGCCTGATTCCCGCCGTCCCGCGTCCCGAACAAGATAGGAACGGCAAATGGGTAGGATAGAAATTTCTGGGCGCGGCATTTCGATTCCAGGCTGGCTCGCTGCGGTGATTCTCGCGGCGATCTTGGGCCTCGGCGGAACGGTTATCGTGAATAGTTTTGCGGCGTGGGCGCAAAACGTGGAGGACAAAAACCGAGAACAGGATCAGAGTATTGGAGAATTAAAACGAACACAAATTGACTATGCTCGGATGGATGAAAAACTGAGCGGCTTGATAAAACAGGTCGATAATATCGACCGAAAACTCGATGAACGCAGAGGGGGAAATCCACCGCGAGGTCAGCCATGAGCGAGCAGGACGAATCCGTGCGCCAATCAAATGTTGCCGACGACAGCCAGGACAACCGCGTCACTCAGACGGGCCAAGGTCCGAACTTCTATAACAATGTCGTTCTCGACAGAGACGCTCTGAAACCCTTCGCTTGGTTATTCGGAACGATCTTGGTATTGGCGCTGCTATTTTCCGTCGCCGCGCTTGTTGTTTCGACGGTAGGTGCCGTCAGCTTCACAAAAGACGGGCAGCGATTATCAGAGCAAGCGGTCGAGTCAGACAGAGAGGCGCGCCTCATGTCCTATTGGGCGCAACGTGCCGAAGTGGCTTGCATCAATGCGGGGGCGAAGGTTCCGCCCGCCCCTCAATTTCCAACGCGGAACCAGAAACGATAGGAGTGAGCCATGTCGAGTTCAGGAGGTGGCGTTATTATCATCGTCCGTTATAACGGTGCCGAAGTTTCCGGGACGGCCGACACTCTGACCGCTTTGGCGGCGGAACTGCCGGAGGGCCATGACCTCAAGGCCGCAATCGAGACCAAGCTTGTGGAGGACGGCGAACAGGACTAACCGCCTTCCATCGCGAGAAACGACGCGCCCGGTCAGAAATGGCCGGGCGTTTTCGTTTGTGGGCCTCACGTTCTCGTTGGATGATCCGCGCGTGCAGCACGTTCTTTCGCCGCTTTGTCGAGAACGTCGCCGCAAGCGCACTCCCACCAAATCTCGTGAACGGTGCGCGGGCCGTTTGGCTCGTCTGGATATAGACCGCCGTACTTTTCCTTGTAACGATGATGGTGGAACACGGCGGCCTCAATTCATAAGTTTCAGGGACTTGACGAAATCCGCCATCGGGATGCTGCAACTCGGATCGGCCTCAATCTCAGCAATGGCGCGCTTGGCGATCTCGACCTCCACTTCCGTCTCAACCATCTCCTTGCATGAATCGCAGACCCGATCTTCCGGAGCAGTATATTCCTCGAAAGCCTCGCCGCATCCACGGCAGTAAGTGATCGGTCGATAGCCCATGGCTGGCCCTTCCTATGCTGGCATCTTGGATTGGAAAAGGGACGAACAGGCGCGGGCATCCTCGACGCGCACCGGGATTTCATCGGGTGCCCCAACGCTACGCCAGCCGTCGCGGCCAAGCCCACAAATGGACAGCGCCTCGTCGCGTGAGTACTGGCCAGCAGCCACCAAGTGCGTCGTGTATCCCTGACTGTTCGGGCGCCACCAAGCGGCGTGTTCGTTCGACCAGATCAGATATTCGCCTTCGTCTTCCACGGTCGGCCTCAATTCTTAATCTTGTCGATTGCGTCGTACAGAGCAATCAGGTTGTCAAACTTGCCGACGCGCAGCCCTTTGCGCCAGAACTCATAGCCGCCTGCGTGCATAATCCTCACGACGCCCCATGTGTCGCAACTCCTGACGAGGCATTCGAGCGCAACACGCTTGGGCGTCTCCGGGGTCAGTGGCAGTGGGACCAAATAGTAGCGCGGTGATGGGCGGCGGGTCTTCTTGCTGCGATGTGGGTGGTTGACCATCTTGGTTCTCGCCCCTGAAGGCCCGAGGCGCGGCCTGACTGTGCAGCCTATATAAAGCCCTTGACGCGGATAGTCAATACCTGTAAGTAAATAGCTCCTGTAAGTATTGAAATTAAATTGCGTGACCAAATCCGGGTATCCTTTTCACAAGGCGCTGATGCAAAAGACTCCGAAACTGCTCGAACTAGCTCCACCGACGCTGGCCGAGGAAGTCGCTTACTGGCGCGTGAGCACGGGGCGCGATCAAAGCCCCGACATGCAGATCGACGCTTTCAGGCGGCGCGGCATTCCAGAGGCCAACATCTTCGGCGACGTGGCGTCCGGTCGAAAAGCAAAGCGGCCAGAGCTAGAGAACGCGCTGAAGCTCATGGCGGGCCGCCCAGGCTGGACGCTGGTCGTCTGGAAGCTAGATCGTCTTGGCCGTGATACCGCTGAACTGCTGCGCCTGAACCAAGAGTTCAAGGACGAAGGCTGGAACTTCGTCAGCCTCACGGAAGCAATCGATACCAAGACGGCTATGGGACAGGCGTTCTTCGGGATGCTGGCGGTGTTCGCGCAATTCGAGAGCGATACGACCAAAGAGCGCACCGCCGCCGGCATGGCGCGAGCGAAGGCGGCAGGCTCTCAGGTGGGCGCGAGGCCAAAGCTATCACGGAAGCAATTCGTGCAGATCGAAAAGCTGCTGCTCTCTCCGCGCGCTCACAAGCTATCTGTCAATCGGATCGCACATCGTTTCCGCGTGTCTGCGGCTGCGATACACTTCCACTTCCCGAAGTGGCGGGCAAAGACGAAGGCGGAACGTACACTGTGGCGGCGGATTCATCCTCTGCCGTCCAACTACTGAGGGCCGAGATGAGCGATAGGGATGAGTTCGGGCGTTATGAGCCTGACGATGACGAGCGCCGCGAAGTTTGGGAAGCGAAGCAGTCGCGCCGTCGCAATTTCTGCCTCTGCGGCAATCCAGATATGCCGGGTCATTGTCCAGGGCCTGCAAACTGCCCGATGCAGCAGCATGAGGATGAGGAACTACCATGCCAGTCATCAGCCACGTAACAGCGAGCCGGTATTATGGCGCAAACGCCACAAGCTTTTCCGGCCTGAATAGTTAGGTCCGGGCCATGGAAAAGCGATCCCCGTCAATACTCCTCGCGTGTTTGCGAATCGCTGTCATTTTGGCAGCGGGCCGGACTCGCGATAGGAGTCAGACATGGGCACTAAATCGGATTTGTTGCAGCGGAGCGCCGTTGTTGGAGGACGCGACTTCCGTAAGTGGGCACGAAAACATATCGCCGAATCAGCGTTTGCTCTTGTCATGGCTACAGCCAGCGTCCCGGCGGCCATGATTATCGGCAACAACAGTCTCGCAAGCGAGATTTCCAACCTTTTGGTATCTGGGGTCATCGGGCCGGCTATTCTTTTGCTTGGCGGCTACGCCGTGTTCTTTTTGAGGGCGCTCTTTCTGCGTCATGGCGCAAAGTGCTTGGGCTGATGGTCGAAGCTGGAAATAAGGCGGCAGACTACGCTACCATTCAAAAATTTTCGCGGGTTGCCGGAATGGATGTTGAAATGAGTAGTATTCGGGAACGCGCGAGGGCCTATGCCAGAGAGGGGCATTTGAACAAAGGGGTTAGCGGATTTCGCGTTTCCCCCGAAGCTATTGAACGCTTTGGCTTGAAAGAAGGACAAAAATAAAGCCCGGTGCTAGCCGGGCTCTTGTAGTGATCCTATTTTGAACTGGTGCCCCTTAGTATGGGGACCACGTGGAAGGCGACGCATTTCCATTGGCCGATGGGGTGCGTCGCTGACCACAATCTAACATGACTTTGACCCCGAGTGCTAGTTCTTTCTTGCAGCCTAGTTCACAGGCTCGCCGTCGTCCGGCCGTTCGCGCCCTAGTTCGCCCTGCCGGAACAGCTTCACCCGCTTCCGGGGCCGCTTGATCCCAATGGCCTTAATGTCGAATCCCGGCTCAAAGATCGTCAGGCAGGCGTCTACATGGTCTAGCTGAGAGACCCGCCAAGCCAACTGCCGCTTAAGGTCCACAATCTCGCCGGCCAAGGTGGCCCGCTTGTCCTTGAGGGCGGCTAGCGCATACTGGTTTGACTTCTCTTCCATGCCCCGGATTTAGGCAGCGACCCGATTCCTTTCCAGTGGCGTTTGCGCCATAATACCGTCCCAATGCTGAGCTGGCATTCGCCACAGGCACCGTTAACCGAGCCATGTCGAGCTTCGGTGGCGGAAGTGAGTGGGGCACGAATGCCAGGCAACCGTTGATCGTCGGAACGAGTCGGCCAGCTGGGGAGCTTCTAAAGTCTTCGGTGTTCATAGCGGGAACCTGCAATTGGAAGCAAACAATTGCACCTTTTCCATCCAATATGCAACAGTAATTTTTATCTGATTGATTTAGTTGACGTTTTGTCTATTGACTTGCATGTTGCCCTAATTTATAACCACGAAAGAGAAAGCTGGAACCTGCCAGTAGTCACGCCATATCTACTACCTTTGTAGGTGTGAAAAAAAACACCGCATTGTCACCGTTAAAAAAGAGCGTGGTGATCTCCTTTGCATAGGAGACGCCGCGCTCTTTCGCCAATTGATCGAAACACCATAAGCAGACGACTTTGTTCCGCAGACGGTTTGGGACAACGCGCGTCCATGTCTCATCGGAAACATGAAAATCGAAAGCGTCTCGCTTCCCACACGATTTGCATGTCTGTAGTTGGGAACCCACTGTCCTAATTTCCCTTGTCAACTGTCCTAGTTCGGACAGCACCGGGTGCCCTTCCATGCTGCGGCACTCCATGCAGCGGACCCACAAAGGTCTGGAAATTGTTGGTCAAGGCGATTTCGGAGCGCCTCTAGTTCTACTCGCTTTGAGGCATACAGCGATTGTGTCGGCTCTCGCGCGGCCCACAGAACCATAGACTTCTGCGCCGTCGCCATTTCCTGCGGACTGCGGGCGATGATTGTAAAGTCCATTGGTTGATCGACAACTGTAGGAACTAGGGCCGACGAGTCCGGTGCCGTGTCGGGGATTAATTCGTCTGACATAGCTTTCTCCTATTTCTTGATTGAGTATACGAGAGCGGTGGGAGGTCATGCAGTACTTCCCTTGCCGCTACTAATGGAGCGGACAGCGGGAATTGAACCCGCTACCGGCGCGTTGGAGGCGCGCTGCTCTGCCGATGAGCTATGTCCGCGTGGGTGTCTGTTAGCGCGCTCGTGCAATTCTTCAAGTGGAATTTGCCGTTGCCGCTCTGCATTACGTTCGTTATTGCACTTCCAGCATGACGCGACATTACGAAATTCTCCGTAATGTTTTCCGCGCTCAGGATCAAGCCGGCTGTCGAAGTGCTCGAACGTCACCATCGTCAGCGGCGGACGGCCACCCTTCCATTTCACCACGGGGGTCATCTTCACGCCGCAAAAATAGCAGAGCCATCTTTGGCGCGTCGCCATGCGGTGTCGTTGGTCTTTTTGACGGGCGTTTTTACTCATTGATCGATGCCCGCGAATAGTGATAACGCCGCCCATAAAGCCAAACCGTGAGCCAAACAAAATCACGATGGATCATGGCGTGCGCGCGGCCAGGGTAAGTCCAATTCATCGGCTTGCGCCCCTCTGGAATGCAGACCGCCGCACCGGCACACGGCAAGAACAGCTATCGGGATATTCGCCACAGCGGCGGCACTTGGTCAGAGGCTCGCTCACGGTATCTGCATCGAGCGGGCGCTTCCGAACCTGAAACTTCTCGATCCGCTTGGGCTGCGTCGCCTTGGCGATGCGGTTCTTGGAACTGCCCGCGGTCGTCGCCGGCAATCCGTTGGTTTGGACAGCGTGACAGTCGCCGTGGGAATAGGCGCAATTCTCGACGGTATCCGATCCTCCCAGGCCAATCTCAACAAGATGCTCCCGCTCCGCCGTTCGCGCCGCTTCGACCGTGAATGCAATGCGACACCGCTTGCACGGAATTATCGCGCCCTGTCTTACGAGGCATTCGAGCACTTCCCGTTCCGTGAAGCGGCGGCGCTTGATCATGGGCCTACCCGACTTCTTTTTCGAGAGCATCTAGCGCCTTATCTGCATCTGCCGCGTCGCGGGCCATAGTGTCGAAATGCTTTGACAGGTCGCCAAAATCCGTCTTGTCGATTTCGTCGAGCGCATTGATAATGCGCGTCAATGCGGAACGGGCATCAAGCAGCAGCCTAAAGAGAGTTTCTTTGTCCATCGGCCTATCTCCTAATCCTCATCCCGCTTGGCGAGAGAAGGCGCGAGGGTGGCACCCGGATATGCCGCCCGCACGTCGTCGAGTGTGTTCGTTGTCACAGGAAAACGTTTGACGACCTCGCGACCGTGGACGACCTGATATTCACCCCATTCGCCACGCTTGGAATCGCGGTGCGAACGAAATCGAATTTCAAGCTTTGGCTTCTCGAAAAACGACCGAATAGCTCGCGCCATTCGCTCGGACCATGTAGGCTTGCGATGCTTGGTCATGGGGAGTCCTCACTGTTGATCTCGAATAAATTTTGGATACGGGCACTCCTTATCGCGCGGCGCTCTATGACGCCCGTAGCAATTATCGCAGAGAGTGGCAAATGGGTTGCCCATCTTTCCGCCTGCCAAAGTGATTTCATCCTCGCGTTTCCAGCGAGCCTCTTTCTCGGCTTGTGTCTCTGTCGCCGATGGTGGGTGCGGCACTCCAACCGTTTTCACCTCAGTCACTCCGTTGGTTGCTTGGAGGCGGGAACCTCGCCCATATCCGCCCCTGGACGGCCATTCTCTGTCCCGGCCACCTCTGTGGCATCCCGGCTGGAATAGGGGCGTGGGCGGGCGGCGGAGGGGATGTGGCGGGCTGACGTTCTTTAGGTTCTGACCACTTTACATCGCGCTCGGCCCCAAAGGCATAGATTAGTTCAATCAAATCAGACATTTCCTGTTTTCCCATGTCGGACGTTCTCATGCCGAGAGGGACGAATGTTCCGGCGTCTAAGCCAGGAACAACGCGGGCCTTGCGGAGCGAAGCGGTAAAGATGTCCTTCCAGTCGTCGGGTGGAAGTTTCTGCCCGTACCAAACGACCTGAGACGACACGTCCGCCAACATCGCCCACATCTTGTCATTTTGTTCCAGCGTCCGCTTTGCCTCTTTGATTTCGACGCGGTATCCCTCTGGCGCTATACGCACGTATTCGCACACGCGGCTGCGGATTGAGTTGTCTTTGAGATAGAAAACACGCCTGTCGCTCATCACGCACCGATGGGATTGAAGCGGTCCAGCGCGTTGCTGACGGCCGTGACAAGATCGTCTTGCAGCTTCGCGTCAATATCTTTGAGCCGTTTAATGGCGTCGCGGACTTCTAGTGTATACCATGCGTTGAAGTCTTTCGAGGCTCTAAAACCCTTGACGGCGACGATGGATTTTTGTGCCCATGCGATTGCCTTCTGCCTCACTTCGTCGGTAGCGGAAGGGCTCGTCTCAGGCTCAATAACTTCACCCGTTTCAGCGTCAAAACTGTCTGTCGTTTCGCCGCGCATTTGGCGCATACTTTCTTGGTCAAGACGGCGGTCAT